ATGGCAAGTAAATCCAATGACGATTCAAGTCTATCACACACAAGATGGAACTGTAAGTACCACATAGTCTTTATCCCTAAGTATAGGAGAAAAGCAATTTATGGAAAATTGCGAGTTGATATAGGAGGGATACTAAGACAATTATGTCACTACAAGAATGTAGAGATAATAGAGGCATATGCAATGAAAGAGCATATCCATATGCTGTTAAGGATACCTCCGAAACTGGCCGTTTCAAGTTTTATGGGGTATTTAAAAGGTAAGTCATCGCTAATGATATTTGAAAGACATGCAAATTTGAAATATAAGTATGGGAATCGAAATTTTTGGGCGAAAGGCTATTATGTAAGTACAGTAGGTTTAAATACAAAAATTGTAGAGGAATATATCCGAAATCAGGAAAAGGAAGATATGATTCAGGATAATTTATCGAAGAAAGAATATATGGACCCCTTTAAGGGGTAGGCAACAGAGTTATTGAACGGTTGTCAGAATTCACATGCCCCTTGAGGGGCATGTGAAGTACTAGGCCCTTATAGGGTGGCCTAAAAACCGCCCGTTTTACGGGCGGATTGTTATTCATCCTCCAGATGGCTCAAACACACATGCAATCTCTTCCTTTCATGACAAAATCGTGCGTATGACATGATTAAAAATATCCATATCCAATTTATCTGAATCTAGGTTCCCATCTGTAATAAAAAGCGGTGAACTGGCAGCAAAAACAACTAGAAGCGTATCCTCACTGAGTTTTGCTTTCTTCTTGTTGTGTAATATCAAACAGGTCTTCCAACCCTAAATAATTGTAAATATCGCCATCATAAAGAGATAACGACTTATGTTTCAAGGTGATTTTCTGTGCTATTTCAGGCAGTTGATAGCACTTATGTTTATACCAAGTAAATTTTTGGCTGTCGATTACTAAGGGTTAATCCCCTTACTCAAAAAGGCACGCGCAATCTTTAAGAACAAAAGAACAATCCACTTATAAAAGTGCGGTGAATTTTTACTTAAAGTCAACCGCACTTTGCTACACCAATTCTAAGAGGCTATTTTCATTTCATACGCTGACAAGGTATTAAACATTAACATTGCCACCGTCATGGGACCTACACCACCAGGAACGGGTGTAATGTATCCTGCTTTTTCAAGTGCCACATCGTATTCCACATCGCCGACTAATTTCCCTTCCTGACGGTTAATCCCGACATCAATCACAATTGCCCCCGCTTTGATCCAATCGCCCGGAATAAACTTCGGTTTGCCCACCGCAACCACAAGAATATCCGCTTGACGAACGTGATGTGCGAGATCTTTGGTAAAACGATGCGTTACGGTGACAGTACAGCCTGCCAATAACAACTCAAGTGCCATCGGGCGTCCCACTATATTTGATGCACCGACAATCACTGCATGCTTACCGTGTAAATCAATCCCCGTGGTTTCGAGCAATTTCATCACGCCATAAGGCGTGCAAGCACGTAAAGTCGGAATACGTTGACATAAACGCCCCACATTATAAGGATGAAAACCATCTACATCTTTTTCAGGCGTAATACGTTCAATCACTTTTGTGCTATCAATATGTTTAGGAAGTGGTAATTGTACTAAAATCCCATCTACCGTCGTATCTGCATTTAATTCATCAATTAATGCCAATAATTCACTTTCTTGCGTGGTTTCAGGTAAATCATAGGATTTTGACTGGATCCCAATTTCTGCACAACTTTTACGCTTACTTCCTACATAGACTTGAGAAGCCGGATCCGCCCCCACGAGAATCACCGCTAAACCCGGTGAGCGTTTGCCCTGCTGAGTATAGGTTTCGATTTTTTGTGCTACTTGGGATTTAATTGTTTTCGAGAGTTCTGTGCCAGAAATCACTTGTGCAGTCATGACTTTATCCTTTATTTACGTGAAAGAAAACGTTTGCTATTCTCGCAAAAAACGCCTGTAAATGTAAGTCAAATTGAGATAAATTTAAGCGTTTGATTGAAAAATAGAAAAAAGTCATTGACTGGAATTAAAAGAAAACTATAATGCTACACATTCGTCGGCGAGTAGCGCAGCTTGGTAGCGCAACTGGTTTGGGACCAGTGGGTCGTAGGTTCAAATCCTATCTCGCCGACCACTTCTTTTCTTCCCCGTATCCATTTGAAATGCGCCCTTAGCTCAGCTGGATAGAGCAACGGCCTTCTAAGCCGTAGGTCATTGGTTCGAATCCAATAGGGCGTGCCATTAATTCCTTTTATATTTCAATACGTTACAAACTACGCGACGAACCTCAAGACTTTAGATTTTTTGTCGTGTGCCGTAAATGTACCATTAAATTCCACTTTGTTTGCGTGTTCAAGTAAGTGATCTGCGTTGAGATGGGCGTACTTCTTAACCATTTCTAGTGTTTCCCAGCCACCAAGCTCTTTTAATGTAAAGAGTGGCGTACCTGCTTGTACATGCCAGCTTGCCCAAGTGTGTCTAAGATCGTGAAAATGAAAATCAACTAAAAAACATTTTTTCGCTGCAAGCATGAAAGATTTTCTGTTAATATCATTTAGTCTGTTATTATGTCTGCCGACAAAAACGTACTTAGAGTGTTTGCCTTTTTGACTTTTTAACAGTCTTATAGCTTCTTCGTTTAATAGTAGCGATCTTGCTTTACCTGATTTTGCAACGTCATTTGAAACAATCGCCACTTTCCTCTCGAAGTCGATCTTATCCCATGTCATTGAAAGTATCTCTGTTCTTCTTGCTCCAGTCATTAATGCAAAAGAACAGATGACTTTCATCCAATCAGTGCGAATATTATCAATCAAAGATCTAGCTTGCTCTTTAGTAATCCAACGCACACGAATTGGCGGCTCTTTCTTCTTCGGTAAATAAAGAATTTTCTCAATATATCCAGCTTTATGCGCAAGATTTAATATCATCGCAATAGATTGCCTGTATTTGTTTTGGGTAGAATTGCTTAATACTTCACCTGTTCTCATATTTTTTGTCGGAATATGAGAAACAATCTCTTGAGTAGTCAAAGAATTTAACTCTCTTCCAGCAAATATTTCACGCCAATAAATTGCATGGCGTTTTTTTGTGACAACATCTTTCTGTCCTTCTGCTGATTTTAAATACTGCAACAATGCATCTTCAAACAAATAAGTCGGTTTTTTCTCGAGCTTGTCAATGTTCCACATTTCAGCTCTTAACTTGTCGTGATATTCTTGTGCTTGTTTTTTTACATACGATCCAGAAGATCGTCTAATTCTTTTACCGTTTGGCGATGAGATATCAACCCACCACGGGCCATCTCCTTTTCTTTTGTAGATCGACATAAAATCTCCTTATCATCGACCGACAAAGCCAATCGATTATTATTATTAGACCATTCTTTATGCTTAGCAAGATCTGATTCAAGTATTCGCCAACCACGACAACCTTTCATTTTAAAGAAGTTCCAGTTATAGATTTGATTTCTTACCGCTGAAACACTCATATTCAATCTATCTGCAACCTCTTTTATAGTGAGTGCTTTTTCCATTTTTAGATCTCTAAAATAAAAAAAAACCGCTACCGCGGTCTTACTATATCTGGAACTTCAACTATCATTAGTTGTTTCTTGTCTAATCTTTTGTATTTAATGCTTTTTCTAAATCAAATTCTTTCATTTTTTAATCCTTTCTTTTAGATAACAAAAAACCGCACAAAAGTGCGGTCGGTTTTCTTATGCTGCTTGCTGTAATTCAAATATTTTTGCGAGTTTTGTCAGCCCTTTTGCAGTTATTAATACACGCTCACAAACTTTTTCTGTGCCATCATCACGCATTGCTACATGGATTTTATGTTCAAGTAATAGTTGTTGTAGTTTATCTTGATAAGCAATCCAATTAGAGTTACCAGGTCGTTTATAGATCCACTTTTGTGATGATAGGAAATCAAACAGAAATTTTGGTTTGATACCTAAGTGTTTAGCAGAATCAGTAATACACATTGATCCCTCTGCTTTAGTAGCTATGCGATCGAAAGCTGCCACAGTCGGTTTCATTTCTTCGACTTTATGCTCTAATACCAGAACTTTTTCAGTATAATTGTCTAGTAATCCACGTAAAGTTCGAGGGTCATTGAGCATTTGTATTGGATCAAGTGGTTGTCGGATTTGATTTTCTAATTCTTGCCAACGATCAACAAGTCGAGCGGTAAACTCAGGACAAAGTTGAGCAACAACAATAATTGAATCTCGCTTACCTTGTTCGCCAGAAAATATATATTCTAGGCTTGGACGCCCTTTTGTTGGCTTTTCCTCAATTTGAGGTAAAGTTATAACTCCTTTGTCCGCGAGGGTTTCAATAGTTCTTCTCACATTATCGTGGCGAACATCTACAAGTTCCGCAATTTCACGACTGCTCATAGTTAAATTTTCATTATTGAATGTAATTAATGTGTTCATATAAAAATTCCTATTGTTTTGCATTAGAAATGTGGTGGTCAGTTTGAGAGACGAGATCTAAAGCTGCCCAGAGCGTACCAGTAATAACCTGTTGAGATGATGCAAATCCACACGAGAGATCGTTTCCATCATTCAAAACAATTTGGATAAGTGATTTGGCTTGTTCGGTAAGTTTGTTGATTTCGTCTATCGTGTCGATGGATAGACTTCTAAAGGAATTGATATTTGACATATTTTTGTACCTTGCGTTTTAGTTTAGTTAGTCGATCACTTAGTGGGTGATCGGGCTTCAACTACCAACGCAAGCTGGCGGAGCTTATTTCCACAAGGGTATTGTATTAGGCTCTCTCGACCCGATCATAATTGATCGCTACCTAAATTTTAGGTACAAAAAAACCGCTAATTGTCGGGTGCGGATGACCGCTTGCGTTGTATAGTGCGGTTATCTTATCCGTTATTGGCGGTTTTTGTCAAATTTAATTTTCTTTTGTGTGCCCTTTGCTATCAAAGGAAAAGGGTAAATCCAATTGTCCACTTTGACGTAATTTCAGCTTTTGGAAGTTATTCCACATTTCTTTCATATTATCGGAAAGCTGAAAGAGGGTGACAATTTGATTTATTTGTGCTGTTAAATGTGGACTACCAATATCATCTGTTAAAAGTTGATGGTAACGTGCTGTACTGTTCCCACTTTCACTTTTTGGAATGTTGTTTCTTAACTCTTCTAATACGCCTTTTGGTAATTGTTCATAAATCAGTTTATTTGTCCAAGTGCCTACAACACCAGGTCGTTTTTGTATGCCTTTAACAGTATAATCCCAACCATTTAAGCGGAATAACTCTTTGTAAAAAATATCAGGGAAACGTTTTTGCCAAGGTAAAAGTTCTTCGCTAATATATTTCCGTAAGATTTGTTGAAGTTCGTCTTTCTCACGTTCATATTGATAACCTGTTGCCTCATCAACTAGAGCGGTGATACCAACTTTGGCAAAAGCTCGGATGAGAATTTCACATTGTTCAGCAATAATAGTTTGGCGTGGAGAAAGTGAGATGTGTTTTCTAGCTTCTAGGAAAGCGTCGCACAAATCGGCAAGAAGGGTTGCTTCATAGCCATTGATTTTTTGTGTACCGCGATAGCAGATAATCGGGCTGAAGTGGTCCAGCTCTCTATCCTTATAAATAAAGGGTTCAAGCGTTTTTTGAGTCAAATATCGCTGTAATCTTGTCCCGGCACTTTGTTTACCTTCTTCAACATCAACAATCTTTAATGCTTCTTGCATTTTACGTCCTGAAAGAACCCGAGTGCCATCATCAAGGACGTAACAAGGAATATCCACTCCTGCTAAATCTAAAACCCCTTCATAAAGAATTTCTCGCTTTGCCATATAATCTCCTATTTGCAGATACAAAAAAAGCCGTTCAAAACGGCTTGTAGTGCGGTTATCTTAATCCGAAAGAGAGTGGTTTGTCAAATAAACATTGTTGCGGTTATTCTGTTTTCGGTATTGGTGGAAGTGGTTGCCAATGAGTTACTGAAGATAGATGGTAATCACGAAGAGACATAAAGAAAACATCATCTCGCCACGCGATTTTTATTTCCCCTCTATCTGTATAAATCAGAATGTCCTCTCTCTCACTGGGCAATCTATCTTTTACACTAATCCAGCCATCATCTTGCAAAAATTCCACAATTTCTGGCTTTTCAAGCACCAAATCAGAGCCGTAATCTTCTTTTTCCTCTTCGCTCAACTGCTTTTCCTTGCAGTCAGCCTTGCCAAGGACGACACCGTACACGGCATAAGGTAAATCATTCAACGCAAAATCCTCATGATCACACATATCATCTGCGAACTCATGAGCTTCTACTGCACCATCTAAACAACTTTGCTTAGCTTGATCTAATGTTTCGTGTAAGTTAACGATATGTATGTCATTAGATACATCTACTGAGAAAAATTTTTTTTCTGTTTCTATCATAGTTAAATTCCTTATTCTTTTATTAATGGGCGAGGAATCGGTTGCCAGTGTGTAACGTTAATAGCTAGATCATAAATTGGACCATTCTGATTTATAGCTACCCAAAAATATTCACCATCAGCAATTTCTCTTGATGCAATTGCGTAATGCTCGCCATATTCACCTTCACAAAAAGCAATGACTGGTGTCTCAACTTCTGGTAATTGTTCATCTACACTATCCAGTTGCTATATTCCCAATGAAAATTAAGCTTCTCATAGCCATTGATGACTTGATCTAACGCAGGTCTTAATTGGGTTTCTCCAACAATAATATGTGTTGTTATCTTAATCTCTGGGATTCCATCTATTACTTCACACCAGTTTTTTTCAATAAAGTCCAATCTTTTTTTATCTGCTAAAAGACTTTCATATTCTGCTTCTAAGCATTTCAAGCGATCTTTTAGTTGCTCAATTTCAAGCTTTTGATTTTTTGATTCTATCTTTGCTTGCTCAATTTGAATTGTTTGTTTACTAGCGACATCGCACCAGTGCTTAACTCGTTTTCTCAAAGAGAAAGGATTGAATCCAAGTTTCATTGTGATACTCCTACAAATAGCAGAATGTTGTGTAACGGCTGTGCTTTGAACGCTTTATCCCATAATTCACCGAATTTGATTTTTAATAATTCTTCGGCAGTTTTCGGTGAGAATTGCGGCACTTTCAAGCATTCGATCGGCTCGATGTTTTTAAGTTGTGGCCACGTGCTCTTGTCTGAAAGAAGCGCGTTTTTTTCCATTAGCAGCGCGATAAGATCAACGTATTTAATCTGCTGAATCTCTTGTTCTGTAAGTGCTGGCAACATATAGCGAAGTTCTACAAGTTTCTCGAATTTTGCTTCTAGCGCGCAAAAATCAGGACACACTTTCTTGAGCGGTGTCGGAATATCTTTTACATACGCTTCATGAAAATCATGCATTAGCACGCGTAACTGCATATACGGTGAATAATCAAGATACTGAGCGATCTCAGTACAAAAAAGAGAATGACTTGCTACGCTATACGCTTCGCTCGCTTGACCCATAAAGCGATTTTCTAAGCTGAGATGATGCGCAATGTCTGTAATATTAATTTCGTTAAAATCGGGATTCTTATAGTCAATATACTTTCCCGAGTAAGTGTGAATCCACGCCATTTATTATTATTTCCTATAAAAAGCCCGCAAATAGCGGGCATATAAGGTTATTAAGAAAGAGATGCTTCAAAGAAATCTACTTTCTCAATGTTCTTTTGAAGATTTTCAATACTTGTATTAAAAGCATCTTCAATGACTTTTTCAGGATTGATTAATTCATACCAAAGCGACAAACGCGCATCGCGGATTCGATAGCGGATTTTTGCTTTAACTTGATAATAATCGCCGTTATGGAACGGTTGAATCCCGAGAACGATTTCTTCCGGCAAGCGTGTTTTTCCACCACTATTTTCATCTGTATAGGTAAAAGATAAAGTGCCATCGTTTAAGCGGTGAACTGATTTGAACTCTGACTTGCGAGTTTCTTCAAATGCAAGAACCATCGATAATAATTCCGCGCCGCTCACTATGTTCCCATCTGCCGCAATTGTGTGGATGTTGCGTTCAAGGAATGCACCGAACTCAATTTGCCCCATGGCTTCTTTGTTGTTATCTTCCCAAGACTGCCAGTCTTTAGATTTTTTAAACTGATAATTCGCAACGTGATCGCCCCATTTCGGATCGTTCGGCGAGCTGTGATAGTCAAAAACCGCTTTTGCTTCCAATTTTTCCAGATCGTAGAAAATTGAAGTGCCGTCAATTTTGAATTTATTCACATATTCAATGAACGACTTTTCAGAACTTACTGAAACTTTAGTTCGGATTCTGCTAGGATTTTCTTGTAAGCTTTCTAACGATTTAACATCGAAATTTTCTTCAAGAATAATCGACGGAATGTGTGAATTTACTGCTTTGCCGTTTGCTAGAATTTTTGCAATTTCATTTACTGCTTTTTCCATTTTTAAGTTTCCTCTAGAGTTAAAAAAGCCCAGTTTTTAAGCTGGGCGGTGGGTTAAAATCGGTTATTTAATTAAGCTGTTTTAAGCACTTTCAATTGACCGGCTGGTTTTTCTTCTACTGTTTTCAAATCCATTTTGATTTGATTTGGGTCATCAAACAAAACGTCACCGTCAGCAGTCGAGAACACAATACTTTCTTCACGATCAAGCTCTGGAATTTTGCTAGAAACCATTGGTGTGATTTTGATTTGATTTTCTGTGCGAGTATTTAACATTGAGATTTTCAAGTTAAGTGTTACAGAACCTTGTTTACGTGTATCGCGCACCGCTTTGATAACATTAGCAAGAACTTCTGTTAGTTCGTCGTTTAGTTCACCACGATTTAATTGTGATAACGTTGTCGAGAATTGGGTTTGTTTACTCATTTTTGATTTCTCCAGTTTTTTAGTTAATAAAAAAGCCACTCGTTAAAGTGGCTGTTGTTCTGTGTCTGTTTGTTGTTCGTCTTGTGGAATGTCAGGTAAACGTGTCCATTCTTTTGAAATACCATCAATAGTCCATACAGAACCATCATCACATAATGCACTTAATCCCCATAAATGTCCGTAAGGGTCTGAGGACATTGCAGAAGATTCAGAAATTTGAATAATTTTTCTCATTTTTTTTCACTTTAAAAAGGTATGCTATCATCTTCAAAACTATCAGCCTGTTGCACTGGCTTTCCAGCTTTCGCATTGGCATAAGCATTGTTTTGCGGTGCTTGTGCGTTAGCTTGTGCGTTAGCTTGTGCTTGTGAATCTTGGCGACTGTCTAACATCTGCAATACGTCGCCTTGGATTTCAGTGGTGTAGCGGTCTTGCCCGTTTTGGTCTTGCCATTTACGAGTTCTTAAACGCCCTTCCACATACACTTTCGATCCTTTTTTGAGATACTGCCCGCAAATTTCTGCTTGGCGGCGATAAAACACGATAGAGTGCCATTCTGTCTGCGTTTTTCGCTCGTTCGTGTTTTTGTCGATCCAACTTTCGCTCGTGGCCACACTAATTTTTGCCACTGCGTCGCCATTTGGCATTGTGCGGACATCAGGATCGTTTCCCAAATTCCCGACGATAATTACTTTATTTACCCCAGCCATTATTTACCCCTTAAGTGCTTTTAATGATGTTAAAAATTGCGGAATATATTCATCAAATGCTTTCATTAGATTTTTGTCTCTAGTTGCTGTGTGCAAGTAAAGCGTTTGCTTTTTATACTCTGGACAATAACTAACAAAATCCCACGATTTATAACCCGTGACCCACATCGCTACTTGAACTTGAATGATGTATTCAGATGGTACGCCACCTTCAAGAATGTACTTGATATGCGTTTTCATCTTCGGACACTTGATTTCTAAGCCTTTTTGGCGGCTCAAAATTAAGCCGTCAGGACTTATCATTAGCTCTTTTTTCTCATTGAGAAAAACACCACCGACTTGAGTTACATCATGACCTGTTTCAAATTCATAAGCCATGCGTGCTAGTGGCTCAAGCTCGTTTCCTCGCTCCATATGTTGTGATTTAAAGCCTTCGGTTACACCCTCAATGCTTTCTGCGACAAGTTCAGCAAGATAGGAAACCCAACCTCCAGACTTCTGACCACTTGGTGTTACTATATTTTTAATTCCTGTGGCAGTAGGAATGCCTAGCCTTGCGACTAACCATTCCTCTGTGCCTTGCTCGCAGTCGAGCGTAATTAAGTTATCAATCAAGCGGAATTTCCTCATCTACATAATTTTCTGTAACATTAGCTGATTGTTCATCAAGACGTTGATTTAACGTTCTGATGAAATGTTCTGCTTTTTCTTTTGGTAACTGCTCAAGAGTGTTAACACCGTAATACGCAAAGGCTTTCAATGTATTTGTGTTAGTTAGTTGAATTAGCTGTTGCAATTGATGCACTTGCTCAGGTGTTGCTAATTCAATGCCCACTGTGTCAATTACTGTTGTCTTATGTTGTTCTGCTTGAGGAGCTTGTTCTTCAATAACTTCATCAGCTGTTATCACACCACCAAGCTCATCTGGGAATGCTTTTCTTAACGCTCCAGCTTCGGCGCATTTTGCTAATTGTCCGCGTGGGCGTTTCGTCCACATTGAATTTATTCTTCCATCTTTTGTTGTTGAGCAAGCTTCTGAGAAGTATTCTGTGTGTGAAAATGCGCAACGTTCGCCACCAATAAATCTATAAACTGTCACCTTGCACCATTCAGGAGCTTCAATGCCAAGATGTGAGATTGTTTCGCCAAAAATTGGCTCATCTTGCCCAGCCATCTGTCCAGTTCTAAAAGCTGTTATCCGCTGTTCGTAAATACCCGGCATAATCACATCACGCCATTGTGATTGACCTGTTTTGGCGTCTTTAACACTCATTGGTACGATGTGACAAGGTTTCTTCAAAATATCCAATTTACGAGCCTTGCAGTAGTCGATAGCAAGTAAAATACTTTCGTCTTTAGCTCCCGGGAAAACACTATTTTGTAATGTTGTCCACGTTGCTGTATCAATCTTGCGATCAGTTAATGCTGTTTGAATGTTTTCAGGTAAATTTGCTGTCATTTTTTACTCCCTCCCCGTTAAATACATTCTATTAATCTGTGGTTTTAGTGATACGTTATCGCCAAATTGAGCCTTCAAATCTCGAGCAATTTGTATCGCTTTATTTCTTGTTACTTGCTTTAATTGAATTGTGATAACAAAATCTGAAATTGGCTCGCTAGTGATTTCTTGCGTTTTTTCTACCGCACTTTCCATGTTTGACTGCTTTTCTTGTGCTTGAATAGCTTCAATTTCGGCTTGTGCTTTAGCCTGAGCCTGAGCTTGAGCTTCTGCTTCTGCTTTCTCTCGTGCTTCTGCTTCAGCTTTTGCTTTTAATTCCGCTTCTCGCTTTTCTTCCTCTGCGATACGTTGCTTGATAATCGGCTCTAAATCTTGCTCACCGCTAATGAGTGATTGCCAATCTTTGAATAGATGTTCATAACTAATTGGGATCATCTTTCTACGTTCAGCAACACGCGCGCCTTCCGCTGAGATTTCACTAACAATCAGCGTTTTTTCAGCGTTAACTGCTTTCTCTAGTGTTGCAATCGTACTTCTGCGTTTTGTCGCTTCTTCTAAGCGAGTTTTGATGACATTTCTTGAATATTTAGTGCTTAGCACAATAGACACATCATTTTCATAACCGCTCATTGAGCGAATGACTTCATCTAGTGCTGTTGATACAATCTCAGACTTAATCTCAACTTCGCGCGTTTTTACTGTTTTATCTAAGAACAAGCGTTTTTGTCTGAATTGTTCAGCAATCTCTTCTGCTTGAGAAATCAGTTCTTGGATATCCCCTTGACGTGCGTTTTTAATTGCTTCACGTGTGCGATCTTCGACCTCTTTAAGCAGTTTTACTTCTTCCTTTGCCTTTCCAAAGTCTTCGTCTGTTTCAAACGTGCTTGTGATTGTTGATAAAAATTTCTCTGCCCGCGCCTTAAAGTCTTGAATGTTGCAAGCTAAGACTTTACTCTCTGTTGATAAAATTAGTTCAAATTCCATAATTAACCCCTGTCGCCGTTGTGATATTTGATATCCTGTTCTACAAACCGCTCATCATCGCAATCATCAGGATCGTCTTCTGGTTCTTTTTTCTGCTCAAACTGTGCGTAGTAATCATCAGCACTATCACATTGCCAAGCAGGTAAAAATCGTCTATTTTTCATTTTCTGAAATCCGTCAAATGTAAAATTGTCTTGCTGGCTTGCAAGAAGCATTTAGAAATTGTTCTCTGCTTTTCTGCCGTTGTTTTATTGCTGTTTCGCATAAATCTTTACTTGAAAAATTACGTTGCCAGCCTGTTTTGTTTTCTTGGTTTTTGCCAATACGCTCAATAACAACAAACCCCAGTCCTTTTGGATGGGGTTCGATAGAGTAGGAGAGCGTTTTATCACCTTTCTTTCTAACGCGTGCCATTTCTTCGCTCCTGTTCTTTAAGTGCGTAAACCTTGAGATAAATCAGTTGTTCGCTCGCTAAGTTTGGTGGAATATCACCGTATTCCTGTTCCCATTCTTCGCTTGCTTCGCGTTCCATTTCAGCTAATTGTTCTTTGCTGATTTCAGCATTCAGATAGTGATTGTAATAATCTGTTTCTTGTTCGTTTGCTGATACTGGATGACAGCCAATACCAAGAATAAGCGCAAGAATGAATGCGCCCGTTAGATCCCATATATTGATGTGTTTCATAATCGTTTCCTTTTACTGGCTTAACAAAACAATGTAAAAAGTGCAATCAACAGAAAGGTTAAAATAATGATTGGCTCTTTCTTTTTAAAAGTAACTAATATAGATTTAATTTGTTTTTTCATTGTCTTAATCCTCATTGGTGAATATATGAAATATTGTTCTGCAATCATTAACTATGTGCTTATTGCGGTGGTAATTTCCCTTAATTTTTTAATTTTGGGTGAACAACAACTCTTTATTTTCTTTGGCATAACACTCACTGCTGCACAATTGGGCTATATTGCGAAAATTTGTTCAATTATTCTTTTCGTTCGTTGTTGCTTGTATTTCTTTCCTGTAATTAAACAATGGATTGAAAAGAATAAATTACTTGGATAATGCTGAATTTTGGGTGCAGAAAACCGCCACACGATAAAGTGCGGTCGGTTTTCAGTGAGTTTTAATTGAGTAGGTTGTTTACGGCTTTAACGAGAGCTAAGCGTTCGGTGTTAGAGTGAACGTATTTCTTCGCTTTCGCCATAACCTGTTCTAAAGGATGTTTGAAGTTGTAGAGATACTGCCCGCCAATTTGGCTTTCCATTAATTTGGCAATGTTTGTATTTTGTAACTTCTCTTGCATTTCGTGTGCTTGGAAACAGTAGCTATACAACTGGATAATTAAAGCGAGCGTTTCTTCGCTGTTTTGAATGGCTGTGAGGTTTAAATCAGGTTCAGGCAAAGTCAGTTGTTGTGGTTGAACTTCATATTTACCCATTTTTCTGATTTGGGGTAGGACTTCTGCAGTTACCCATTTTCTGAAACGGTGTGGAACAGATCCTTTTTTCACTGCATCACGGCAGCGTAAAATTAAGGTGTACATTCCACTTTCGGAAACTAAATTTACTTTATCATTACCTTTACTTATGCCCTGAATTGAATTCAGGGCTACCTCGTCTTCATCTAAATTCAAAATAGCTTTAGTTGGGCTTGATAGCTCAAGTGCTTTGCAAAGATCAGCTACAACAAACCAAGGTTCATTGTTAATAGATAAAGTGCGGATGATATGAGTTTCAAAAAGGAATGTTGAGAGTTGAGTTTTTGTAGTCATTTTGACTGCTCCTGTTAGATTTTCTGAAAATTACCATTTTCTGACAAATGGTGCCGAGAGGTTCAGAACCCTCCTAACAGGTAAGGGTGGACGTATTCCCCGAAGGTATTGTATTAGTCGCCCTCTCGACGTTGCGAGATATCGGCATAAAAAAAGATCGCTTTTGGCGATCTGCTTACTACCGCCTGTTAGAAAAAGGTTCTGACACCTTGAGGCGGATAGTAAATAAAACCCCATTGGTTGTCAATAGGGTTTCAATTGCTTATTATTTTTTCTCTAAGATTTTTCTCACGTCAGGATCAGTAATGAATTTATTATATCCCGTTGCAATCATATCATTTACCGCATTAGGTAGATCTATTGGAACGGCGTTTGTTCCTCTCATTCTGTCACCTAAATATTCTTTATTCAATAAGATATTTGATGTCTTAACATCAATTAATTTATAGTTAATTATATAAGTAAAATCAACTCCTACACCTAAATCGTCTAATTTAAATTCTTTAACAATGCCAATTAATTTCAAATTTGAGCTGTCAAATGTAATTCCCGTTTTTTTCAATTCTAACTCTGTTCCAATTTTTACAATATTTGAAACATCCGATGAAAGAAGTATTTCTCCAATAGTAGTATTTTGTATTTGATTACTCTTTACTTTACCTATCATAAATGGTTCATATAAAAAATCCCCTAATATGACTTTACCCGAAAAATTCGTATAGTTCTTAGGAAAATAAGAGGGGATCATTAATGTAGATGAACACCCTATCAACACTATACAAGCTAATCCGGTCAATAATAATTTTTTCATTTAAATTCCCTTATTTGACGACAATTTCAACTTTATTCCCTAGTGATGAACCACCGCAATAAATAAAGTAGGTGTTGTGTTTTTAGTTGAACGCATTCAACCGCCCCATTCTTTAAAATCATTTAGGGTACATCTTCCTTATAAAAACCACTTAATTGTGGCGAATTCGCCATAATTAAAATTTGGGTTGTTGATTTCTTCCCAAATACCGATATATTCAAGTGTATTACGGTTTCTTAACCAATCGCTAATAAAAAAATTCGCCATCTTTTGCTTTGAGCATATCGGTAAGATTGATGTAATCCTCGCCATTTTGCTCGATTACTCGTATTTCTGCATCTTGCACAACAATTACATCATTTACCATTTTCTACCTCTAAATAATCAACATAAAAAAAGCCGTTCAAAACGGCTTATAGTGCGGTTATCTTAATCCGAAAGAGCGGTGGGTGTCAAATAAAAACTAGAGCAATGGTTCGGTATTATTTATCATGTAATCATACAAACATAATAGTCGACGATAGTGAGTAGAATCTTTATCTGAAGAATTCCAAAAAAGCCTTGATGATGGTATTCAATCATCAGATATCATTAAGTCTTATAAGAATCAATCAGGTGGATAGCCTCACATAAAGATTCAGCAAATTCCTTTAAAGGAACGTCTGTAGTGTTTGATGCACTTTTTAAAATAGCCTGTTTGATTCGCTCTTTATCGATATCAGACAGGTTTTTTTCTACTACTACAATATTTAAATCTTTAGGATTTCCTAGTTGGTCATTCAAAATGACTTGCTTAATTATTTCGTAATTTTTGTTTGTCATATATTCTCTCCGTGTTTATTACTATTCCATAACACACTTAATAAATGAATTTTGGAATAGCTATCGTCTCTCCGATATTGTCACGTTCTTATAGCCACGTTTGCTAACTTCTTTACATTAAACTGCAAGCTATCCGATTCACTGCCTGATAGTGATTGCAGAATATGTACACGCTTGTGGTTCAGTTGCCGATTTGCTATCACAGCAATTCTTCACTTAAGACTAAACGTTTATTAAGCTAACAGGGCTTTCAATCTGTTATTTCAGCGACCGCACTTAATAACCGCCAAGCGTATTTTTAATTAGATTGTTAAAGAGCGTTGAGATTTAACTGCTATCTCGTTTTGTTGTGTTTATTAAACACGATTTTTGAAATAAAGTAAACACATTTAAACACAATATTTTTAATTTTTTTGTGTTTAGTGTGTTAATTGTGTGATTTTCAAAGAAAAATATTTTTGAAATTTTTTGATTAATTGCTGAATTTGTGAGCTATGTCACAGAAAAAGAGGGGGGTAGTGCTTCAAAAACAAAGCACAAAAGGGTTAGTGAATCAAAAATTGGGCAATTTGATTAGCTAATGAATTTAGGGTAAAGAAAAACCGCCATGGCGGCGGTTTATATTTGCGTTAGATCAAGTGGCAAGTATGGCATTCCAGATACTGGAATGTTTGAAAAAGATAATAAGTTTTTTGCTGTGGTTATAATGTAAGGGAAAAAACTCATTAACAGCTCTTTTTCTTTTTCTTTTAGATAATTAAGTTTAATGCTTCCTTTCTCTATATGAAAAGCCATCTTTAGTTCTAACTTACACTCTGGCGAAGTAAGCTCTAAATCCGTTATTAATGATATATTTTCTTCCTTAGAGAGTTCATCAGGAATAGAAACACCAATAATAATTTTCCCTTCATTCGTGACCTCTTCATTAGTATCATTATTTTTAAAGCTACTTAATTGAAATGAATACGAAATTATAGCTTGATCTATGATTTTAAATTTCATAATAACTCCTGTATTGATGTTTTAGAGCTACTTGATTGGGAGCTAGTAAAAGTCCATTGTGTTAGTTGATGTCTAAAGCTTTCATTATGATTCCAATTAAATTCAAATACAGTGCGTGCCAAATTCTTTGAGAGTTCATGCGAGTATTTGTCAATAATTAAATCAACAGCTTCATTCATTAATGAGTTTAATGAAATGTTTGATGCTGTAGCTAAAAATGATAATTTTTGATGCTTTTCCGATGTAGTACGAATGTTAAATGTACCAGAACAGCTTTTTTGTGGTTTTATTCCGCGTTCTTTGCAGTCATTTAAATAATAATCTACGGATTCTCTAAATGCGCTTTCTAGATCTGGAAAAGTCTCGGCTTCATAAGTAATAAGCCCATTTATATGCAATAATTTGCCAAACAAGATCTTATCTTCTTGGGAAATTTCTGCGCTTCCTAGAAAGCCTTTGTATTGCATAATCGTCATATTTATTCACCTAAGAGTGTTTTTAATTCGTCCAATGCTTCTTTAATTTGCTTAATTGAATATTGTTTTAATGTGTTTTGCGGATGAGGTTTGTGTATTATGATTGGAAAATCTAATACATCATGAATAAACTTAACGCGAGAACCATTCCCCTGAACCTCATTAAAACCTAAACTAGTTAAGAGTGTTTTCAAGTTTTCCCATGTAAAGTCTGTGGGAGGAGGAGTTTTATAAAGTTTATCTCTAAGTTTTGTAATTTTACTCATCTGTAACTAACCTTTAGTTGCAAATAAATCATAACATAGTTTTTCTTCATGATGTAATATTTTTTACCTAAAAGTGTGTTTTTGAATCAGTAACAAAGGGGACATAAAATGTAAAGCTAATACAGCAGCTTATTTACTAATCCAACTAATCACAAAGCACAGACCACCAGAAGACCTTGCCTAAAATTGTAATCTCGTTTAAATCAACCACTTCTTCAGGTGCGGAATCAGGGTTGTAACTTCTTATTCTCACTTGTTCATTTGGCATCTTGTGTAAGATCTTAATACGTAATAAGCCACCGTGATTTATCGCATAAATCTTGCCGTCTTTTATCGTGGTATTACCGCGATCTATACCCACCGTTGCACCATCAGGAATAACAGGCTCCATTGAATCGCCATCCGCTGTAATACAGACTGCATTATCATATTGCACACCTTGTTTGCGTAGCGTGGCTTTAGAAAAGCGAAGTTTAAAGTTGTTGTAGTCCATGATGTCATCAGAGAAACCATTTCCCGCAGCAAAACGAATATCTTTCAAGAAAGGAACTTCTACTTCATCATCGTGAAGTGGTGTATTGCGATCCCATAAATCAAAAGAACCAATATCTTTTACGTTGGATTCTATTTTCCCTTGTTCACCATACTTTAACCACTCTAACGTTACACCAAGCCCATCCGCAATTTTTCTCAGAATGTAATCATCCATCTCTCGCGTGCCAGCTTCATAATTGCCAATTCTAGATTGTGTAAACCCTATGCGGTCAGCAAGTTTTGCTTGGCTAAGTCTTAACTCAAGTCTTTTTAATTTAATTCTTTCAATAATCTCGTTCATAAAAACACCTCTTTGGAATTATATAACACAATGCGTGTTTAAATAAGTGTTAAAACAGTTTGTAATTTGTGTTTGGTTGTGTTTATAATAAACACGAAATTTGTGTTTAATGTGTTAAGGATATTGTATGAATAACTTACAGAAATACAGAAAGGAAACAGGCTTATCTCAAGCTAAATTCGCAAAAGAGATGGGCTGGAAACAGTCAAGAATTGGCAATTATGAAGCTCGTGTGAGAACACCAACTCTTTTTAATGCAAAGGCAATCGTTAGAAAGCTGAATGAGTTAGGTGTTAATTGCTCATTGGATGACATTTTCCCTTCTGTTCAAAACTAACTTATCAAAAGGGGTGTGCAATGGCACGCAATGAATTAACAAAATCTGCAATAGAAATTGCAGCCTTAGTGAGAAGAAAAGCAGTAGAAAGAACAGATAAAGAGCTTGCTGAGTGTATAGGTATAGATCCAAGTACTTTATGCCGTTTTAAAGCAGAGCATTTAGATAAATTCTGCGCTTATTTAGATGAGCTTGGATTAACAGTTACAGAAAAAGGGCTTAACCAAATAAGTGATGCGGAGCTTGAGGCATTAAAGCTTTTTGCAAGTAAAGGTCTGGCTGAATTTGGGCAATAAAAAACCACCGTTGGCGCGGTGGCTTCTTAAATTAATCAAAAAATACAGAGGTATTTGATGAGTAAATTACTAGTAATTGAGAATACAAAAATTAAGCAAGATAGTCAAGGTAGATACTGCCTAAATGATTTACATCGTGCGAGTGGTGGAAATCCTACACAAGCACCAGCTCAATTTTTCAGAAATAAATCAGTTAGTGACTTTGTTCAAACTTTGACCGATATGCAAATTTGCACATCGCCTGTAAACACTATCAGAGGTGGTGTTGAACAAGGTACTTATGTTTGCCGTGAGCTTGTTTTCAAGTACGCAGCTTGGATTAATCCAGAGTTCGAGGTGAAAGTGTATCAAGTATTTAACGCTTATACACAAGGCGAAATCAAAGCAGTAAATAAAATACCAAAAAGCTTTTCTGAAGCTTTGCTTTTAGCGGCTGAATTACAAGCAGAGAAAGAACGCAATGCACCTAAAGTTGCGTTCGTCGATCACTATGTGGAAGTTGGCACAAGCAAATCATTACGCGAAGTAGCAAAGATCTTAAAAATGCCAGAGCGAGCAATGATCGAGCGTCTTATTCAAGATCGTCTTTTATATCGCCAGTCAGGTGCATTGTTGCCATACCAAACTGCTCATTCACGTGATTTATTTACCGTTAAAACAGGTACCGCGGAACACGGTCACAATTACACGCAAACCCGTGTAACAAGCAAGGGGATTGAATATATCGCGTCACGTTACGCTTCGGAGTTGATGTTATGAGTACAACTTTCAGCAAATCTAAGAGATTAAAAATTGCAGAAAAATGTAATTGGCATTGCGCCTATTGTGGATTGAAGCTTTCTCATTCAACTCTCGTTATAGATCACGTCATACCTAAATATGATGGTGGTTCAAATGATATATCCAATCTACTGCCTAGCTGTATTTCTTGTAATAGTACAAAAGGCAAGAAAACACTTGAGCAATTTCGGTTTTTTATTGAGTTCCGTAATGCTGTTCCAGAAATGACATTTAATCAATCACAAATGGAGTTTTTACGTCAAAAAGGAGTTCTAGAGCAAATTGGGGATTTTAAGAAGGTTAAATTCTTCTTTGAGGTGGGGTTTTAGTATGAGTGTAGGAAAGTTACTTATTGATGATCAGCCATTACAAGTATTGCCAGAGCTAGCAAAAGCTATTGGTTTGAACGAAGCTATTTTTGTCCAACAACTCCATTACTTCTTAAATATCAGCAAGCACAAATACGAAGATCGTATTTGGATATATAACACTATTGATGAGTGGTGCGAAATATTTCCTTTTTGGTCGAAAAAAACAATACAGAGAACAATTAAAAGGCTTGAGGAAATGGGTTTGATTTTATCTACAAACAAATTGAACAAAATGAAAATGGATAAAACAAAATGGTACTCAATTGCTTATGAAAAAATTGAAGAATTGACTAGTCAAAATGACCAGATGCGATGTGACCAAAACGGTTCATCCATGAGGTCAAAATGGGATGATCGATATAGTCAAAATGACCAGATGTCATGTGGTCAAAATGACCATACCAATAACCAAAGAAAAGACTTCTATACAGAAGAAAATACCCCCTTACCCCCTAAAGTGGAAAACTCAAACGATCTTGAAAATGCGTTTGATGTGTTCTGGAAAGTTTACAAAGCCAAGTTGAATAAATCTGGTGCGTTGAAAAGCTTCAAGTCTGCTTACAAGAAATATTCTCAAAAAACGCAAAAATCCGCTCCTCAAGAGTTTGCAGAAATGCTTGTTTGTGATGTTCAAAAACGCTTATCACTTGGTCAATTCGGATTCGATAAATTACATCCGACAACATACCTGAACAACGCACGCTGGGAGGATGAATACACGCAACCAGCACAATTCAAAGGCGGTCAGCCAGCAAATGACAGCTATCAAGATGACGGTTCATGGGCGGTAAATTCTGTAATTGTTCAAGACGGTGACGGCAAGGTTCGAGTAGTCGATCGCGATTGTGAGGTGGTTCTGTGATGAAGCCAGCAAACCAAATCGCAATGGGCTTAATCGGCTCAGATAAAAACTACAAAGCCCCGCAAATTGTGAGAGCAGAAGTGACGGCAGAAATGAATAAAACGATCGATTTCTTATTCACTCGGCTTAAAACTATTTTCCCAGCTTGGAAGTCAGCATTCTCAAGCGATAGAGAGTATCAAGAAGCCAAAAAGTACTGGCTTGAAACGCTGATCAATGAGCGTATTACAAGCGTTGCTCAAATCAGAATTGGTGTGGAACGCGCTAGAAAATCTGAAAGTCCGTTTTTCCCGAGTGTGGGTCAGTTTGTCGCTTGGTGTAACGACGGTGCACTTGCAGCACAGGGAATGCCAGCACTTGAAGAATTACTTGAGAGAATCAAAGCGTATTCACGCTATCACGGCTTTGATAATCAGCATGAATTTCAATTCAAAAACAACGTTGAGCAATATCTCATCTTTGACCTGTATTGTCGCAATAAAGAATTTGGCTGGAGTGCGGAAGAACTAAGAAAGCACGCAAAAGCATTCTTAAAAGCGACAGCAGACAAACTAGCACGTGGTGAAGAATTGCCAGAGTTAGCGTTAGCACTACCACAAAAAGCTAGCTTTATCTCTCCAGAAGAACAGAAAAAAATTAACTTAAACGGGATTGCACTCGCACGAGCAGCATTGAAAAGGGGTTTTTAAAATATGGAAATTCAATTCAACAAAGACCATTACAGAACGCCAAAATATGTTTTCAACTGGTTAGATCGTCGTTTTTACTTCTTAATTGATGGCTGCGCCAGTGAGCATAACGCACGTTGTCCTAACTACATTGGTGATGGTGTGAATGCAATTGCTGAGGACTTTTTGAACTTTGATCATATTGAACAAGTTATTGAGTTTGCAGAACCAAGTTTGCGTTTCTTTGTCAATCCGCCTTATTCAAATCCATTACCTTTTGTTCAACGTGCAGCGGAATTGATGAAAGAAGGTAATTTAGTAGTGATGTTGCTACCAGCAGACAAATCTACAAAGTGGTATCAGGTGATTCAGGATAACGCCACCGAAGTGATCGACATTGTGGGCGGTCGCATTAACTTCTTACACCCTGTTAGTGGCGAAGAAATAAAAGGCAATAATAAAGGTTCAATGGTGGCTGTGTTTGATCCAACAATGCAAGGTTTTGTTACCCGTAGTGTTTCTTTGGATTTTGTAAAAGAGGTAGGGTGCTATGGAAATTAAAAACCAATTTTTATTACGTTCAGAACAAGTGCGGTTAAATGCGATTGAATTCATTAAAACGTTACCTTTACCAAAAATCGTAAAAGACGAGAAAGGCAATGAGATAGAAACAAATCCATTAGTGATTGATATTAAGCCAAGAACACGCAATCTCGAGCAAAACGCCAAATTCCATGCGATGTGCCAAGACGTAGCCAACCAGCTTGAGTTTATGGGTAGAAAGCTCACGATGGAGCAATGGAAAGTGCTGTTTATTTCAGGTCATGCGATGGCCACCAATGAAAAAGCAGATGTTGTACCAGGTCTAGAGGGTGAGTTCGTAAACATTCGTGAAAGCTCAGCAAAAATGAGTGTTAAACGCATGGCAAGTCTAATTGAGTATGTAACAGCTTATGGCATTAGTCATGGTGTTAGATTTAACGACAGATACGGATTTTGGGGTAAATAATGGAAGATTTTTTAATTGTAATTGTGTCACTAGGAATGTTGTTTTTGGGCTGTATGTTGAAGGGTGATTTTCTATGAAGACGGAGTACAAATGCCCTAAATGCGGTGGTGAGCTTTCTGATTTGTGGGATGGTGAGCCTGTAAGTGCTTTTATCGGTGAGTGGAGTGACGATCGTTTTCGCTGTGAGGGTAGAGTTGTCGCAGTGGGAATTATGGGGCCACAACGCACGAAATCTTGTGGGTATTTTGGTTTAGAGGATTTAGGCATTAAGTATCAAGAAGATTAGAGAAAGGAGAATAAAAAATGAGAAAAACAGCACTGGCACTACTTGTTGAAATGTATGTTTTAGGTCTTAGAGAGGGCTTGGACGGTAATGACTAAAAAAACAAAGCCATTAAATCGCAAATGTAAAATCTGTGGCGAAAAATTCCAAACCAACTTCTTTAATGTGCAATGGTGCAGCCCAGAATGTGGCGTTAAGTTAGCAAGACAGCGATTAGAAAGAGAGAAAGAAAAAGCAGCCAAAAAACGTGAAAAGGAAGAGAAAAAACGAATTAAAGAAACTAAAGAGAAAATGAAAACCACAACAACATTGCTCTCTGAAACACAAAGTGCAGTTAATAAGTACATCCGACTAAGAGATAGAAATAAGAGTTGTATTTCGTGCGAGAAATCGCTTGTAGCGGAGCAATTGGGTGGCGGGTTTGATGCTGGGCATTATCGCAGTCGAGGTAGTGCGCCACACTTACGGTTTTACACATTGAATATTCACGGTCAATGCAAGAAATGCAATCACCATCTAGGAGGAAATTATCATCAATTCAGAATTGGCTTAATTGAACGGCTTGGAATAGAAAAAGTCGAGCAAATAGAAGCAGACCAAAGACCAAGACACTATTCAAAAGATGACTTGAGACGGATTAAAAAAATCTTCAATAAGAAAGCAAGAATGTTGGAAAAGCGTAAGGGGTTTTAATGCAACACATTGATAGAATTTTGACGGTTTGGGGGCGTTTTGCCAATTCACGTATTGGCACGGAATATCCTTGTATTGCTGCTGGTATGCGTTTAGCAGTCGATCCACCAAGTGATTATAATATCTTCAACCTGACGGATGATACTTGCATATTAATCGGTGAGCAGATTATGCGATTAAAAGAAAAACAGGATTTGCGCTATGACATCATTATGGCCAAGTACGCTTTACGAATTGATGATGAGCAGATTTGGAAAATTCTAAACATTGGTCGCACTGCTTATTTTAGTAAATTGGCAGAAGCCAAAAGTTATGTAGAGGGTGCAATTGATGGAGCGAAAATAGTAGCTTACTTTTATGCTTAAAAAAGCTTGACTAGTTCGGACTAAATCTTTATATTTGGTATATCCTTGCGGTTTTTGCAAGTAAAGAAACGCAAATGTATTTAATAGCCCTGTTCAAAGATGAATGGGGCTTTTTGTTGGTGGTTAAGATGGTAGAACTAAATGCTGCATTAAAAAATGCCGCAGAGCTTTATCTAATTGGTGATGATTATGGAATTACAAGATACTTCATTAGAAAAATACGAACATAGTTGTAAAGCAGGTCGCACTCATGAAACTCCCGAGATGCAATCTCCATGTATATCAAATTGCGTTCTTTACCGTCGTAATAAGAGAATGGGCGATATTCCCAGTGAATTCTCCGTGACGTTTCCCGCACAAGAATATCTGGATTAACATTTAGTTTGTCTGACTGTTTATATAACCAATCAAGAAAGAGTTTATCGCTACGAAATGGATAATTGTAATAACTACTTTTAACTGATAATTCCATGTTAAACCTCTGCTAGTTTATTTGTTGGGGAACAGTATTCTAGCAGAAATTTTAACCAAGCCTAGTCTTAACGGACTGGGCTTTTTTATTGCCCAAACGGGCATAAGGAAATGTCTATGCCTGAAAAGAACCCAGATATCTGGGCAATGATTTGGATGTGGTTGCAAATTAACGCAAACACACTCACGACTGCTGGGTCTGCAATCATTGCGGTTATTCTTCGTGCTTTCTTCGTAAGAAAGAAACCAATGATACGTTACACCGTGCTGGATTCAATGATTTGTGCGCTCATTGCAGTGACTGCTGAACCTTTAGCACAGCCATTTTTACAGTTTTTCTTCCATGTCGAATCAGAAAGAGCATCTTATTTTTTAGGTGTAATGATCGGATTTATCGGAACTGAACGACTAAGAGAATTTCTATTCAAGTTTATCAATAAAAGGATTGATAAAAATGATACATATAACCGAAACGACTTTTAATAGTGTTTTCCCTCGTGCTAGACGTGGGGTTTATCAAGCTATTGCAGAAAACATTGAGAAAGCCTGTTGTTTCACTAAAGAGCAACAAGCGATGTTTATTGCTCAATGTGGCCACGAGAGTGCAGGTTTTTCTGTCTTTACTGAAAATCTAAACTACTCAGAACAAGCGTTATTGCGTGTATTTCCTCGTTACTTCAATGAAAAAACTGCTGAACAATATGCACGCAAGCCAGAAATGATTGCTAATCGTGTTTATGCTGCACGAATGGGAAATGGTAGCGAAGCAAGTGGCGATGGTTGGCGCTATCGTGGTGTTGGTGCTATTCAGCTTACAGGCAAGAATAATCACACTGCTTTTAAGAAATGGCTTGGACGTGATATTGAACCAAGAGATATTGCAACAAACCTAGATCTTGCTGTGAAAGCAGCGGTTTGGTTTTGGCTTGCTAACGATCTGTCTAGTCTTAATTCAGTTAGTAAAGTCACGCTTAGAATTAATGGTGGCTCTAATGGCTTAGCAGAACGCGTGAGCTTATATAGACGATTAATGGTGTAATTATGTTCTCGTTCATCAATAAAGCATACATTATTGTCATTGCGTTACTTAGTGCTGTTATTGCGTTTCAATATCACTCAATTGTTAATCTTGAAGATAAGACAAAACAGCAAGCACAGATGATTAATAATCAAAGCGAATCAATCAAGCAATTGAAAGAGCAAGAACAAATCAATCAAAAGCTAACGTTTGAGATTAGTCGATTGGAATCAGAAGCAAGGATTAAATCAGATGAAGCAATCAATTCTATTTCGCATGACGAAAAAAGTGCTGACGCTTACAATGCCAGTGCTCCTCGTTCTATTGTTGAGTTCTTGCGCAAGTAAGCCAGTAGTTCAAGTATACCCACAAATTCCAGCAGCACTTCTTGCGCACTTAGATAAAACAGGGTTTAACGGCAATACTTACGGTGACGTTTCAAAGTACGCAGTGATACTCAAACGTGAAAGAGATGTTTGCTTAAATCGAGTTGATAAGATTCGAGAGTGGCAAACAGAAAACGCACAAAATTAATTGGAGAAAATAATGGAAAACCGTGTAACTAAAGAACACTTGGAATCAATTATTGTTGTTGACATTCTCCCCTGCCTTTAGGCAGGGGAGAATGTCAAATCCACGCCCTAAAGGACGTGGTTTTACGGCACGATTAGATAAACCGGGTTCAGATAACTTTAAATTGGCGTTAAAACTTGCTGCGCAGTGCAAGGTTGCCGATCCTTCTTGTATTGAATGGACACCAACAAGTTATCGTGATCCTGAAATGACAGAAGTTTACGAAGAAGAAGAGCTTGATTGTTGGCATCGTAATATTGCTCCAGAAGGTGAACTTATTGGTGTGCTTGTTACTTCACTTAATAACCGTGAGATTAAAGAAATGTGCGGCAGTGAGATTACGTTTGTTTATCCTAACGATCATATTTATGTGACGAACGAACAAGGAAAAACAGTATTTTCACTTTAACCAATAAAAACGACCGCATTCTAAAAAGTGCGGTCATTTTGTGTAAAGCATATATTGCATTTTTTGACTATTGCTTTTGGGTAGTATCGAAAAATCCCGAGAAAATATCTAAAAAATGTGATTTAAATATTACTTTTCATTTTCATTTTCATTTTTAAATTTTTCCACCATCTCTTCTAATGCGTATTGCACTGCGTAAGGACAAATGGTAAAGCGTTTATCTGTTTCATCTCGCATATAGTTATAGATCGTACTTCTATTTACTCCTAGTCTGCGAGCTATCTCACTCATTGAGATGTATTTTTGAAGATCGCTTAAAAGCCGTGAGATGTACTCACGGCTAGGGTTATGAAACTCTTTTGCGTTGGGTCTTAAAATCCCCATTCTGCCTCCTCGTAACCTTCAAGATTGTAAATTGCCTGCTCCTTCAAAGCATCAAGAAATTCTTTTTGCAGTGAGCTTCCCCAGCCCGGCATTTCACAACATTGATATGCCACGTATTTACACAATTTTATAATCTGAACCGCAGAACAACTTTGCGGTCTGTATTTTAAACTTGAGAGTTCACTCTCTTCTTTGTATCTTGCTTTATAAGATTTTAAATTGCAATCACACAGCCAGTGCATAATTTGTATCGGCGAGAAATCTCTCGCTCTATATACTTTGCCATTTTGATATACAGATACGTCAAAAATATCTGCGTACATTGCGATTGTTGCTAAAGTTACATCGTTGATAATCATCACTGACATTTTTAATCTCCATTTTTGGTATTTTGAAAATCTAACAAGCGGCATTGCTTGTTGATGTGATTATTATATAAAAAGGTGTTGCAATATGCAACAGTTTTTGTTATATTTTAGTCATTCTAAATAAAAAGGAGATTAAAAATGTCAGCGATGTCAGGTCAAAAGACAATTGAGTTTGTTGCTAACAAGCAGAGAAAAACATTGCTTGCTTTCTCATGCGGGAAAGATGCAATCGCTGCTTGGCTTGCGATTCGTGATCATTTCGATGAAGTGATTCCGTATTATTTATATTTAGTTCCCGATCTTGAGTTTGTGAATGAACAAATTTCGCATTATGAGAAGTTCTTCGGCGTGAAGATAACACAATTGCCTCATCCGAGCGTTCACAGATTATTAAATAATTTTGTGTTCCAGCCGCCACAAAATCTTAGAATCATTGAAGATGCTGGCTTGCCTAATTTCGATTATCTCGATATTCAAAAGGTAATGTGCCACAAGTTCGGTTTGCCAAAAGACACATTGGTTGCTGATGGTGTGAGAGCAGCGGATAGCCCAATGCGAAGAATTGCTATCAACACGCATGGCAGTATTTCATTTAATCAGTTGAAATATCATCCGGTGTGGGATTGGAAAAAACAGGATTTAATTGATTGCTTCAGAAAGCACAATGTGAAGTTATCGAAAGATTACAAAATTTTCGGTCGCTCATTTGATGGGATTGATTTGCGTTTCTTATATCTCATTAAAAAACATTACCCTAGAGATTATCAAAAAATCCTTGAGTTATATCCGATGGCAGATTTAGAAATTTTCAGATGGGAGTGCGCAAATGGCAAGCATTGATAAAAAATCTTTAAAAGAGCAAGCAAAAATCAAAGCTCAAAAGATCATTCACAAAGTTAAAGCAAGCAAAAGAAAAGAAAAAGCTATTGAGATGCCTGAGCCGACAGGTGATCCGGAGGTCGATAGCAGAAATGATTTAAATGCAGTATCAGAAGAATTCAGAAATGCAATCAAGCGTGAAAATAATCGCTTTGAGTTAGCAACAGATTCTGAATATTGGTTTGCAGTCTGCTTTCAAACGAGAGAGCAGAAAGAGTTCTTCTTGAGAGCTATGGAATTGTTTGAACATGGCGACAAGTACCTAGATGGTCAAGTGGTTGCCAAAAAGCTAGGTATTAAATTGCCAGAAGCGAAGGTTCCATACCGAACAGAAGGTAAAATTGACAAAAGCTATTTAGAGTTTGTCGAAGATTAAAAATTGGTAGTTCTCAAAATGACCTCAATCAGAAATGATTGGGGTTTTTTGTTATATGGAGATTGTTATGCGTTGATTTTTAACGTTAGCAAATGGTGGTGGGATTATGTATGTAGGCTCATCAAGTAGAAGAGCATCTAGCCCTAGTGGTGCTAGATCAAGTGGAAGTTAAAGGAGGCTTTTTATGCGTGGCTTTTTAAGTCGAGCGGCTGGAGCAGTGCGAAACTTTTTCGGAGGTCGTCGCGCAGCAAATTCCAGTGGTTCTCGCTCATCTGGTTCTTAATTTTAAAAACAACCCCATGTAAAGGACGTTAAATGTTGAATAGCAAAGCAAAACAGTGTGGGGCGAAAACTCGTTCAGGCTGTAAGTGCAAAAATCCTGCTATGCCAAATGGGCGTTGCCGTCTTCATGGTGGAAAATCAACAGGCGCACCGGAAGGAAATAAAAACTCCGCCAAACCCGGTGCGATTTATTCTAAGTTTATGACCGATGAAGAATTAGAAATAGCAGAACAGGTCGAACTTGATAATTTAGATCAAGAGATAAAAGTTTATAGAATCCGCTTGTACCGTCTTTTAAAAGAGGAACGAGAACAAGAGGATAATCTAGAATTAAAAACAAGAACAACACAAACACCAGTTGTTGGAGGCTTACCGATTACCGCTGACGAAGGTGAGGAAGAAGATCTCATTGAAACAAAGCAGTATATAAAGAAAGATTACACCTCACTTATTAATCAAACTACAGCAAGGCTTCAATCTCTCATTTCTCAAAGAAATGCGCTCATTAGTACTCAACTTGATAATGAGAGAAAGAGAATAGAGCTTAACGCAATGAAGTCGGGCAGTGAGAGTGAAGAGGTTAAGTCAATTGTTGTTGAGGTTATAGACGCAAGGAAAACTTAATAATGCCTAAGTTAAATATACCTCAAGCAAAATTCCTAAGTATGAATAATAAATTCAGAGCTTATGTTGCAGGTTTCGGCTCTGGAAAAACATGGGTTGGATGTGGTGCGCTCATGAAACATTTCGCAGAGTACCCAAAAGTTAATGCGGGATACTTTGCTCCGACGTTCGGTCAGATTAAAGATATTTTCTATCCCACAATTGAAGAAGTAGCTTACGATTGGGGATTTAGTGTTGATATCAAATCTTCAAATAAAGAAGTTCACATTTACAGAGGTAAATACCATTACGGAACAATCATTTGTCGCTCTATGGATAATCCCTCAAGTATCGTCGGTTTTAAGATTGGTCAAGCTTTATGTGACGAACTTGATGTAATGCCAACAGCTAAGGCGCAGATTGCATGGCGTAAAATCATCGCTCGTATGCGTTATAAAATTGATGGGTTACGCAATGGTGTAGATGTAACTACCACCCCAGAGGGTTTTAAGTTTGTCTATCAGCAGTTCGTAAAAGAAATCAGAGAAAAACCAGAGCTTAAAGCACTTTACGGAATAATCCAAGCTAGCACTTACGACAACGAGGCAAATCTGCCAGATGATTATATAGAATCACTAAGACAATCATATCCACCGCAACTTATTGACGCATACCTAAATGGTCAATTTGTTAACTTAAGTAGTGGTACTGTTTATGTGAATTTCGATCGCTTATTGAGCCATAGCGATACAGTAATGGATCTTTATGAGCCACTTCATGTTGGTATGGACTTTAACGTGATGAATATGAGCGCGGTTGTTCATGTTGTACGCGGTGATTACGTTTATGCGGTAGATGAGTTGAAAGGGGTAAGAGATACGCCTGAAATGGCAAGGGTTCTTTCAGATAAATACCCAAATCGTCAAATTATCATCTATCCTGACGCCTCAGGGCAAAATACGACCAGTAAGGATGCCTCAGAATCTGATTTAAGTATTCTTCGCAAGCATGGTTTTGTTATTAGAGTTGGATCGCAAAATCCTTATGTACGAGATCGTGTTTTATCCGTTAATGCGGCATTTTGTAACATGAATGGCGAAAGACGTTATTTTGTGAACACAAATAAATGCCCATCCTATACGGAATGTTTAGAACAACAAGCCTATGACACAAATGGTATGCCAGATAAAACTGGTGGATTCGATCATTTAAATGACGCTGCCGGTTATTTTATCAATCACCACATGCCAATTATCAAACCAATTTCTAGACAGTCCTCACTAAAAGTACGCTAAGGATTTTATATGTTTAAAGTATCTGATATTTCGTCAGAAATGGCGAAATTGCATTCACGTGTCCGCATTATAGATGACTTGTTAGGTGGAACAGAGCGAATGAGAGAAGTTAGCAAAACCTATTTACCAAAGTTCCCATTAGAAGATGAGGAAACTTACAAAAATAGGTTAGAACGAACAACGCTTTATCCAGCTTTAGAAGAAACACTCTCCCAAATGAACGGGAGAGTTTTTTTTACCCCAATTAATATCACAAAGATCAACAATAAGCTTGCTAGTGAAATACTCCCGGATGTGGATATGGAAGGGAATAACCTTGATGTGTTTGCATCCAGTTGGTTTCACGCAGGATTAGCCTATGGTGTTAGTTATGTTCTGGTCGATTACCCAGTCACAAACGATGCCAAAACGCTAGCAGAAGAAAAAGCCATGGGGGCTAGACCTTATTTAGTTCACATTCATCCAGCCTCAGTTTTGGGTTTTAAAACAGCCAGAATTAACGGTAAACGTGTATTTACTCAATTTAGATACCGTGAGTTCGTTGATGAAGAGAATGGAGAATTTGGGTCAAAACAGATTGAGCAGATCAATGTGTATGAGCGAGGAATAGTTCGAAAATTCAGAAAAATTGAAAATGCGAAAGATGGAGATAACGATTATTACTTGCACGCTGAGGTTGAGCTTAAGCATTTAGGCAAAGCTCTTGATTTTATTCCTATCGTACCTTTTATTACAAAACAGAGTGATCACTTTGGCATTGGAAGACCTCCATTGTTGGAGTTAGCCCATTTAAATATTAAACACTGGCAATCCCAATCAGACCAAGACAACATTGTTAGTGTTGCAAGAGTTCCAATCCTTGCTAGAACTGGAGCGGTTGAGGGGGAGCAGTTTCAAATTGGGGGTTCCGTAATTGATCTGCCAAGAGAAGGTAGTCTTTTCTATGTTGAACATTCAGGTAATGCAATAGGTGCCGGGAAAGAATCAATTAAAGAGCTTGAATCTCAGATGTTGGTGGCTGGGGCAAAACTTCTTATCAAAAACATTATCGCCATGACTGAAAGTCAAGCAAGAGATGAGCAAGGAAAAGAAATTAGTCAATTAAGACTTTATGCCAACAAATTCGAAGACGCACTTGATTTAGCGCTTGAATATGTAGGTTTCTGGCTTGGTATTGAGAACGTAGGCAATGTTGAGATAAGCGGAAACATTGATAGCGAAATCGATCCTAACGCCTCATTGGATATGGTTATTAAACTGAATTCGGCTGGAGTCATTTCCACCCAAACAACATTTGAGGAGGCAAAACGCAGAGGTTTGCTATCTGATCATGCTAGTTGGGAAGATGAGCAAGCTAGACTAGAAGTCGAAAGTATGAGTGGAAATTTCCATGGAGAAAACAATGAGTATTGATGAGCAAATAGAACATCTGCTCACAGATCATAAAATCTTACTCTTTCGTTATGACGCCTCACTAAGACGAGAAATCGTAAAACGGCTCAATAAACTGCAAAAACAGATGTTGAGCCGCATTTCTGCTGTTGGGTTGGAAAATGCAAGTAAAAGAGATGTAGCAAAGTTACTTGGTGAGATAAAAGAACTTATCAAGAGTTACTATGTTGAAATGTATAGTTTTACAGATGGTGAGTTGCAAAGCCTTTTACCAATTGAAGCTTTGGCAATAATGGAAATATACAACCAGTCCGTAAAATTCGATTTATTCAACAAGGTGCCGGACTATAAGTTAAAAGCCAATAAAACCGCTCAAATCGTCGCTGGTTCACCTTTGTCTGATTGGTTCGATAAACAGGGAGGCGATTTAAGTTTTAAGTTCTCTGGGCTAATTAGACAGGGTATTTTGGACGGTAAAGCAACAAGCAGAATCATCACAGAAGTAAATGAGCTTATGGTGCATTCACGTCGTTCTGCTGAAACATTAGTTAGAACGGCTGTGATGAAGGTTAACGACGAAGCTCACAAGCTTTTGCGTGATGAAAACATGGATATCATCAAAGGCGAGCAACACATAAGCACTCTTGACACGAGAACGTCAGAAGTTTGTCGTGCTAGAGATGGTTTAGTGTGGGATTTAAACCAAAAGCCAGTTGGTGATCACAAGGTGCCATACCAAAGACCTCCATTACATCCAAATTGCAGATCAACCTTGCGTCTAATTATGAAATCTTGGCGAGAGTTAGGCTTTGATGTCGATGAAATTCCAGAAAGCACTAGAGCCAGCATGGATGGACAGGTAAAAGCTAACATCACTTATGAAGATTGGCTTAAAAACAAAACTAAGGCGCAACAAGATGAAATCTTAGGCAAGGGTAAGGCTGATTTATGGCGAAATGGTGTTATCACTTTTCGGGATATGCTAGATCAGTCTGGGCGCCCCTTGACACTCAAAGAACTTAGAGAGCAGTTTAAATTAGGCGGTGTTGAGAGTGCCGTAAATGCTGTTTATAAACGCGCAAGTGAATTAGAGCCGGCATTTACAAATGATATGTTATCCATCGTTAAGCAATCTAATGGCTATTTAGATGGGTTAGATTATCGCTTGAAAAGCATTGATTCCATCACGCGCAAAGTTCAAACGGATATTATTAAAACCGGAATAACAGAAGGAGAGTCGCTAAGTAAAATAACTGATATTGTGCGTTATACCACAATTTTTGAGAGCAAGAATTTCACGCAAAATTATTTTCGAATGCAGGAAATTCTTACTGAAAAAGGTTATAATGTAACCAGAGTTAAAAATACTTGGCGAAAAGGTGCTGTATATAAAGGTATTAATACGATCGTTGAAAAAGATGGCGTTAAGTTTGAAATGCAGTACCACACCAGACAAAGCTTTGAGTTGAAGAATGGAAAATTGCATGAGTTATATGAAAAAGCAAGGATTCTTAATATTTCATCCGAAGAGCTTAAAAGACTTAACGAGAAGATGAAGGATTTAAGTAATCAACTTGAAACCCCTGTCAATATAGGAAAGATCAGGAATTAGCGATGGAATATTATCTTGTTTTCCCAAAGTCAAATAATCAATTGCTTGTGAGAGGTGAAGCATACGACTATTTAACGTTTGCCAAGTTTGATTTAAAAAAAAATGCTTGGGATAATTCTGATGCGTTTTATTGGGGCGACAAAATTTTAGCAAGTGATTTTGTTGATTTCGAGCAAATATCGGAGGAAATGGCAAATGCATGGATTGATAAGCATAAGTGATAAAGCAAAATTATTTGCAGAGCAGATACATGCTAATCAATTTGATAAGGCTGGAAGTCCTTATATTTGTCACTTATCTTTTGTTGCTGAAATGCTTACAGGTGAGCACGATGATGTTATTGCTGCGGCTTGGTTGCATGACAGCGTGGAAGATACCGAAACTACAATAACTGACGTTAAACACCTGTTTGGTGAACACATTTCCGAAGCTATAGATGCGATAACGAAACGAGATGGTGAGGATTATCATGGCTATTTGCAACGAGTAAAATCGAATGATATAGCAAGAAAAGTTAAAATAGCTGATCTCACTCATAATATGGATTTAAGTCGTTTACCAAAAATAACAGAAAAGGATTTATCTCGACAGAGAAAATATCAACAAGCTAAACAATTTTTACAAACCTAGCCTAGCGCTAGGTTTTTTATTACCAAATAAAAGGAAAATATGAACCGTGAATTAATCCATGTTTATCCAATAAACGACTTAAGAGAGCATGAACATAGCGAAAATTGTTGGTGTAAGCCAATTGTTCTTGAAAGTGCTGATATTTGCATTCACCACGCAATGGATCAGCGCGATCGCTATGAAAATAGTGAATTAAAAATGCACTAACAAATTTAAAACAGAAAACAACGACCGCCTTAGTGGAAACACGAGGCGGTTTTTTTATGCCCGTCATTCAAGGAATGGCGATTTTAACGTGCTAGGCACATCAACAACATATCACGAGGTGATCTTTTATGTACACATTTATGAATTTAGGCAAATTCTCACAAAAGCTTAATGGCAATCCTAATGAAGCTGGCGGCGGTGCTGGTGAGGCGAAATATACACAAGCCGATCTTGATAAAGCCATTAGCGAAGCAGTCGCAAAAGAAGTCGCTGGACTTAAAACAAAGAATTCTGAATTGCTAGGCGCTCAGAAAGATTTGAAAGAGAAGTTAGCTAAATTCGACGGCTTAGACCCGGAAACCATTAAAAATCTCATGACTCAATTCGAGAATGATGAGGAAATGAAAAAAATTGCTGAGGGCAAGTATAAAGAAGTCATTGAAGCTCGAGTAAGCAAGGTAAACGAAGCAAAACAGCGTGAAATCGACGCACTCAATGCGAAACATCAAGAAGAAATGAATAAGCTGCAAGCAAGCTTAGATCGCTATTCTGGATTGGTTCTTGAAAACGCTATCCGTAGTGAGGCAACCAAAGCAGGTGTTACCTTTGGTGCTGACGATGCTGTATTAAGAGCTAAGCTCACGTTTAAGCTTGATGACGGACTCGTTGTTCCAGTTGACGAAAATACTTTTGGTGGTGATGGTAAACCATTGACACTGAAAGAATGGTTCGAAAGCATGAAAGAAAAGGCACCTCACTGGTTCCCAGCATCGCAAGGCGGTGGATCTTCTAATGGCAGCCAAAATGGAGCGAAAACAATGTCTCGCGCTCAATTCGAAAAACTCTCTCCTGCTGAACGAATGAAGACTATGCAGGATGGAATTACATTAACTAACTAAATTAAAAGAGGTCAGAAATGGCAGAACAAAATACTTTAACAGCAATCGCACCATCTCTTTATGCTGCGTTAAATACCGTTTCTCGTGAGATGGTTGGATTCATCCCAGCGGTTAACCGTAACTCAACAGCAGAGCGTGCAGCTTTAGGTGATGAAGTGACTGTACCAATCGCAAGTGCGGGTGAGCTTGAAGATATTTCACCGGGTCAACAACCTAAAAATTCAGGCGGTACCACTCCTGAATCAGTCAAAATTAAGATGGAGCACTCAAAAGCCGCTCCTATCGTTTGGACTGGTGAAGATGAGAAACGTGTAAGTAACGCTGGTGTTTTTAATGGCGTATTAGCTGATCAGTTTGCTGATGGTATGCGCAAGCTTGTTAATACGATTGAGCGCGATGTCGCAAGCAAAGCGTTGATTGGTGCCTCTCGTGCCTATGGTGAGTATGGCAAGACACCATTTGGTACAGCGGGTAATTTATCTGACTTCGCTGGTGTTGCCCGTATTCTTGATGACAACGGCTGTCCTATCGTGGATCGTCAATTAGTCGTCAACTCTGGTGCAATGGCTAACTTGCGTGGTGTGCAGTCTGTTTTATTCAAAGTGAATGAGGCAGGTAGCGCAGATATGCTACGTGATGGCTACACAGATCGAGTGCAAGGCTTTGCCCTTCGTAACTCTGCTGGTATCTCAATGCATAAACAAGGTAATGCTGCCTCCAAAACCTTAAATGGTGGCGCAGCAACGGGATTGCGTGAACTTGCATTACAGTCTGGAACAGGTGATTTCAAAGCGGGTGATTTGATTTATCTAAACAATGATAAAAACAACATCTACACCGTGGCAGAAGATTTAGGTAACGGTGCGGGCAAATTGAAAATCAACGCACCGGGTATTGTCACTTCGATGTCTGGTAGTGAAACCATTACATCATTTGGCGACTTTACACCTAACTTTGCCTTTGACCGTAACGCTATTGTGCTTGCAACACGTGCGCCAGCGCAACCAACTGGTGGTGATAGCGCGGAAGACGTTATGTTCTTAACCGATCCAGTTACTGGATTAGTGTTTGAGGTTCGCGTTTACCGTCAATACCGCCAAGTTAAGTTTGAAATTGGTATGACTTGGGGCGCGAAAGTTATTAATTCTCGCCACTTGGCAATTTTAGCGGGTTAACCTGAAACAACATAAAGAGCGTTCCGAAAGGAGCGCTTTTTTTATGGAGAAAGATTATGTTTTTTAGAATTGAGAAACAAAATGAGCAGCTAGTAGTACATCAAAGCACGCTTTCTGAGCATGAATCTCTAGGGTGGGTCGTTTTAGGACCAGAAGAAACCAAAAAAGATGATAAAGGCTTGTCTGCTTTGAAAGTAGATGAGTTAAAAGCAATGCTAACTGAAAAAGGAATTGATTTCGATCCTAAAGCCAAGAAAGATGACTTGATTGCCTTACTTAGCGAAGAAAGTTAAAAGTAAAGGGGGAAATATGGATTTAATAATCCCTAATGACTCCTACGTCACTTTGGAAGAAGCTAATAAATATCACGCCCACAGAAACAGTGCATTTGCATGGCAAGAGCTTGATGACGAAACGAAAGCAAGGCGTTTAGTGAGTGCATCGGATTTCTTAGACTTCAATTATCGCTTTCTTGGTAGAAAAGTAGATCCAACACAACCTCGAGCATTTCCTCGCACTAATACTGGTGGGACTGATAGTAAAGGTATTCCAACTTCGGTCAAATACGCCGTATTTGAGTTAGCTCTTTACGAGAATCTGAATGAAAATCCAGATAGTGAAATGTCTAGCGTTCGTGTTGGTCCTCTTTCGGTGAATTTCGAGAAAAACCTAGCATCTGGTAACGCAAGTAACCGCTTTGAATATGTAAAGGGCATTCTTGATACCTATTTGGATAAAAGCCAAGGTGGCGGCAAGGCTAGAATGTTAAGAGGGTGATATGTACGGTAGGCTAAAAAACATTTCATCATCACTCATCAAAAAATTTGGTTCTCCGTGTGTAGTGAGAATTGAAAAAAAAGGTGAGTACGATCCAGAAACAGGAAGTGTTAATACTGTTCAGGCAGTGGAAAACAAAGCTTTCTGTATTTTCGATAATCTTGCTTACGATTTTCCATCATACCGTGGCGATAGTGGCGCCAGCATGGTTAAACAAGGCGATGTTTTGATTTACCTTACGGCGGAAGCTAAGCCAGAATTAAATTCACATGTTGTAGTGAATGGTGAAACGTGGCTTATTGTTAAATTTCAGCCAATTAAGCCATCTAACACCGTCATCATTTACCAATGTCAAGCAAGGCGATTGGGTGGTTAATATGGGAAGTTTTGTTATTGATATAGCAAAATTCAGAGAAAAGCTCGGCAATAAAGCAGATCTTGTTCTGAGAAAAGTTGGGATTGAAACGTATGAAAAAGTAAAACAGAAAACACCAGTAGATACGGGGCAGTTAAGGGCGAGCTGGACTGTAAGTGTTAATGGAATGCCGCAGAATTATAATGGCGATACTTCTGCGCTTAATGCTGCCAAGTTTGGTGACACTATTATCATTGCCACAGATAAACCATACGCGCCTGTTATTGAATATGGTTTATATCCTAAACCCGGAGGAATAAAAACTGAGAATGGTTTCTCCACACAAGCCCCCCAAGGAATGGTGAGAATTACTGTTCAAGAAATGCAAGCTTGGCTTAGAAGCAATCTAGGGAAATTCTACTAATGAAAGCGAAAATCAGGGCAATACTTCAAAGTCATTTAGCAAAAATAAGTGATATAGAAACTGCATGGGAAGGTGTAGAAAATGTATTAAACCTACCTTATCAAAGTGTGTTTCTAAATATCTCAAGTACGCTAACAGGTGCAATTAGCGATAAGCCTAAGGCGCAAGAAACAGGGTTCTTACAAGTCACATTGTATTACTCTTCAGGAAAAGGAACGGCTGAGATTGAAGAAAAAGCATCGCAAATAAGACAGCATTTTTATGGCAAATCTTTTGCTAAAAAAGGTGTTCAAGTGGTTATCCACTCGCCACCACAAATAGGTGGCACTTATCTGAATGACAACATTCTTGCGCTACCAGTAACTATTAATTTTACTGCCTATGAACTCTAAAGGAGGAACAACATGGCAACAAACGCACAAGGGGTTAAACGCAAGGTTGTTTTCTCCAAGGAGAAAACATTTGGCACAAAACCCACCGCAACAACAGGAAAGATTCTTACTCGAACAGAAATCTCCCTGAATACTAACTTTGAGAGTTTCTCAAGTGAAGAAATCCGCACAGATTTACAGCGCGCACCTACAGTTGTTGGTTTTGAGAAAGTAGAGGGCGACATCAAAGGTGAGCTTGCTTGCGGTCAATGGTCTGCTTTTTTAGCAGCCGCACTCCGTGGTGCTTGGACACTGGAGGCAAAGGCACCAATTATTAAAAAAACAACCGATGGCAATAACGAGAAGAATGGGAAAATCCTCGTAGTACCTGAATCTGGTCACGCAACTGAATCGTTCTGTATTGAAGATTTTTTCCAAGACGTCAGTATTAGTCGCGTGTATTTAGGTTGCCGGGTATCAAAAATCAGTATTGATGTTCAACCTAACGGAATTGCATCAATTACCACAACATTTCTTGGACAGCGCGGTGAAGAGTCCGCAACAGCCTATTACACAAATCCGACACCACAAATTCAGTCTGAAAAATTAGCGGGTGTAAATGGGCGCTTAATGCTCAATAAGAAAACCGCAGCGTTAGTAACAGGGTTTAAGTTGGATATTGACCTAAACGCCTCCAGTGAGCCTGTTCTAGGCGCTAAATACGCCCCTGATGTGTTCATTGGAACGGTTAAAGTTGATGGCTCATTTACGATGTACTTCCAAGACAAGAAGATGATCGACGCTGTTAGAACTAGTGAAAATCTTTCTTTAGCCTTGCGGCTAGATGCAGGTGACGCTACTAATGCTGATTACATGAGTATTATTCTCCCCGGAATCAAGGCGACCTCCATTGATATTGATGACGGTGAGAAATTATTGATGCAAACCTGTAATTTCAGCGCATTCCCAGCCGTTTATGATAGCGCAAGCCGGATCGACGATTCCCTGAAGAAACCTACGACGATCATCATTCAAGATACTTTAGCCTAATTAATACAAATCAACACAAGCCACTCCATGAGAGTGGCTTTTTTTATTCCACAGAAATAGAGGACATGAAATATGGATTTATCCACATTAGACATTCGCAAAGCTTCAGAAGAAACCTACCGTTTTGAAGTGTTACACCCTGTGACAAATGAAAAAACAGGTGCATTCATTGATGTTTATTCTTCCCAAAGTGATGTTGTTCGCAAGTTTGCTAATGGTATTTTCCGTAAGCTCCAGAAAGATGATCTTGAGAGCAAGCGTTCACGTCGTCCTAAATTACGTGATCTGGACGATATTGAGCAGGAAAGTATTAATAACGCAATTGTGCGTGTTGCTGGCTGGGAAAATGTCGAATGGGAAGGCAAAGCGCTAGAGTTTAACGATGAAAACGTTAGTAAAGTGCTTAATAAATGCCCTTGGTTATGCTCTCAAATCGTTGAGCATTCAGATGACTTGGGAAACTTTCTAAAGAGCGGATCGAAAGATTAATCGATCACGTTCGAGAAGAATTTAAGCTTAATAAACCAGTCAAAAATAGCGATGCAACATTAAGAGAACATCTACAGGCTGTCTGGGAGCAGACTGGAATTAAGCCTGATGGGCTGAATACACCGGAGCCACCTAGTGGGTTAATGTATTTATTCAGCTATTTTAACGAACTTTCGCTATCTAGGCAGTATGGCATGGTAGTCAATCCTATTTCATACTCAGATATTCTTGCGTGGTCCATTCTTACAAAGGTAAGTTTGGCAGCTTGGGAAATTGAGGTTATTAAGCAAATTGATATTGTTTATTTAAACAGTCAAACTGAAACATAAGCCAAGGTGAAATGCCTTGGCTATTTTTTATGGTAAGAATATGAGAGTTTTTGAATACGCACCCCAATGGGGCATGGAAATGAAAAAAAAGCCAAGAGTAAATGCGATTAGCTTTGGCGACGGCTATGAACAGCGTATCCCACAGGGAATAAATAATAACCTTCGCGTTTATTCAGTTTCTTTCTCTGGGAGTGAGGAATTAATTAATGAGATTGATAAATTTCTCAGCGATCATGGCGCGGTAAAATCTTTTCTTTGGACGCCATACAATTCGACGCAACAAGGATATTTTAAGTGTGAAGAATGGGGCGTATCTCACAAAACGGGTTTTTTTACACTGTCTGCGGAGTTTAAAGAGGTGATCGGCTAAAATAGCCAACAAGCAAATGAAGAATCTTCATTTGGACAATGCATTATCCCTGATGATCCACCCGATCTTGTCGCAATTCTTAATCAAAAACTGGAGCAGTTAAATGGCTAACTTAAATAAAGATTAAAGTTAGTGAAAAAAATCATGCAATTAGGACTGATTAAGTGACTGATTTAGATTAGCGCTTAATTGGTCCTCGTTTAATAAGCTATGGCAAATGGTATTTACTAAATAAAAATAACTTTACAATAAAACTTCTTTTGTTTTCTGTATAATTCAGAAAAAACACACACAAGGAGTTTATATGAAAAAATTATTGAAATGGATATTTGTCATTTTATTTGTATTTCCTGCTATTTTTGGAATTCTCGCGTCAAAAAACAAAAACGCTAAAGAGGACAAGGGTGTTTCTGATAGTGTAGAAAACAAACCCAAAGTCGAGCAAATTGAGGATAATTCTAAGAGTAAGATTGTAGAGAATGCTTATTTTGCGATGACTAAAAAAGACAATCCTAAGACATACAAGGCTTGGGGGAGTGAATGGATAAAAAAAATAAACGATCTTGGTCCATTAGCTGGTGAGCTTGTAGCAAAATCAAGGTTATGTGATAAAGTTGTGGATATTGCCTTATCGGACACCAAAAGTAAACCAAAGCAGAAGATCGTTTTCTACGTTGATTGCAAGAATAAAGAGAGATTTTATATCAGCGAAGACGATATAAAGAGCCAAAATAAAGTTTTTTCTGTTAATGAGTCCTTTAAAAATATTGACTCAGAAAAATATTATAAAGCTTGCCTCAGTGGAATTAAATCTAGAGCTAATCATCCTTCAACGGTTGAAACGAGCATTTTGGGGCGTGCTATTGGATCAACTCCAACTGGTGGTATTCTTGTCAGAATGGATTTTACTGCCAAGAACTCATTTGGATTAGAGGAGAAGTTCACAGCAGCATGTTCTTGGAATGATGACAAATCCGAGATAAATATTTATAACAGATAACTAGTAAAAATGATAATCAGACCGCATTTTTATGCGGTCTTTTTTTATCCTAGAAACTATAGCAATCCCTAAAAGTTAATGCTTTTAGGGATTTTTTTATCATAAAAATTTATGAGGTTGATATGACAGATTTTGCCAAACTTCACCTAAATGTAACATCATCTGGTATTGATAAAGCTGATAGAGACCTCGCAAAGCTACAAAGTAGTGCCGGAAGAGCAGAAAAGCACATTGAAAGCCTTGTTAAAACAATTGGGAGATTAAAATCACTTCTTGCTGTTGGTTTGGGTATTCAAGGGATCAGCACAATTATTCAAATGACTGACAAGATGACCGCGTTAAATGCTCAAATTAAATTTGTGACTAGCTCAACGCAAGAATTTAACAAGGTTCAGCATGAATTATTCGATATCGCGCAGAGAACACGCGGAAGTTTAGAAGCAACAACTACGCTTTATGTTCGCTCTTCAAGGGCATTAAAAGACTATGGGTATAGTCAAAAGCAAGTGCTTGGATTTACCGAAACACTTAACAAAGCAATGGCTGTTGGTGGTGTTGGTGCGCAAGAACAAGCGACTGCTCTATTTCAGCTATCTCAAGCATTGGGTTCTGGTCGATTGCAAGGTGACGAGTTTAGATCTATTTCTGAGGCTGCTCCAATTATCTTAGATACGATTGCTGAGTACATGGGGAAATCTAGAGCAGAAGTTAAAAAGCTAGCTTCAGAAGGAAAAATCACCTCTAAGATAATTTTTGAATCAATTAGTGGCGCAAGTGAGAAAATCTCGGAATCATTTGAGAAAATGCCCTTAACTTTCGGGCAATCAATGACCTTATTACAGAACTCAGTTTTAAAATGGGTTTCTGAAATAAACACCTCCACCGGTATTATTGGTGGTTTAGCAACGTTAGTTTTAACTCTAGCTTTAAATTTTGATAGTTTCGCCAAGGCGGCTATTTACGCAACATCGGCTTATGCGGCATTTAATGTTATTTCTTTAGCTTCTAATTTCAAATCTGCAAATGATGGTGTTGGATTGCTTTCATTTGGCTTTAGAAGTCTAACTGGAGCAGTAAGAGGTGCTACTGTAGCAATGTTAGCAAACCCAATTGGAATGCTTGCTGTAGCTATTATTGGTGCCGCTTATGCGTTTGATCAATTTATTAGTGGTATGGAAGTAGGTGCATCCACAATGAACGCAACATGGGGTGATGTTGCGCTTGGTGTATGGGAAGACTTTAAAACTGTTGTAGGCGATGTAGCAGATTGGTTCGTCCTCACTTGGAATGACGCTACAGACACGCTGGGGGATATATTTGGCGGTGTAGTCAATACTGTGATCTCATTTGGTGGAACGGTCCTTGATTATTACAAGTCACTAGTAAATGGAATTATTGGCGCGTGGAACTTTGGATTTGATGCCATTAAGATTATTTGGGGTAATTTTCCTGCTGTTTTGACTGGTTATGGTAAATCAGCAATCAATGGATTACTAAAAATAGTTGAAATCGGCATTAATAAAATTATTGACTTTCTCAAGACTCCAATTGAGATGTTGAACTATATATCTGAAAAGTTCGGTAATGGAAATTTAGTAGATACTTCTGATTGGAAAGTTGATTTAAGTGGTTTTAGACTGGAAGTTACACAAGCTGAACAAGATATCAAGGATAGGCTAGGTAATGCACTAACAGAAGCATTCAGCCAAGACTATATTAAAGACGCCATTGATGGAACATTTAGTTACTTAGCAGAAGCTGGAGATAGATATGTTTCCAAACAAAAAGCTCTGGGTAGTGAGTCTGTAAATCTACATAAGCAGAATGAAGCTTTAAAAACTGAAATAAGCGAAAAGGCAGCTAAAGAGCGCTTAAAACTGCTTGAGAAATACATGCCTGAAATCAAAATTCACAACGAATTGAAAAAACAGCTCAAAGAGATTGAGCAATTAAGAAGTAGCGGAGCTATTAGTGGTGATGACGCAAAATACGTTTCAAACAAAGCAAGGTGGGATTCTGCTTACGAGTTAGCTGATGTTGCCAAAGAAAAAGCCGTGAGTTTTGAAGACAGACTCAAAGGAACTTATGATCCGGCTCAAGATGAAATGAATAAACTCCAAGAAAGATTAGCGTTTTATAAATCTTTCAATGAGCAGAAGCTTTTATCAGATCAAGAGTTGTCTGAAAGGCAAAAGGCACTTTGGGATGAGTATAATCTCAATAAAAAGAACCAAGAACTTGATATGTACGCTGATAGTTTCTCTGCAATGAGTTCAGCATTGATGGACACGACAGAGTTAATCGGTCAAGCGGCAGGTAAACAGTCTGGTATTTATAAAGCTATGTTTGCTGCCTCCAAAGCATTTGCTATTGCTGAGTCTATCGTCAAGATTCAACAAGGTATTGCTAACGCTTCTGCTTTGCCGTGGCCACAAAACCTAAGTGCAATTGCAAGCGTCATTTCTGCCACTTCAAGTATCGTTTCTACCATTTCAGGTACAACAATGAACCTTTCAGGGCAAGCGCACTCGGGGATAGATAACATTCCAAGAGAGGGGACTTGGTTGCTTGATAAAGGTGAGCGTGTTGTTGATAGTAGGACTAATCAAGATTTGAAAAAATTCTTAGCTAATCAGCAGAAAGGATCTTCAAACCAAGGTAAGCCAGACATAAAGGTGAATATTATCAATAACGGTGAGCAAGTCAAAGCTAAGGCTGATGTAAAAGAGAAAGGTGGACAACTTGAAGTTACCGTTGAGCTTATTAGACAGATATCTAAACAAGTGGTTAATGAAACGATTGAAGACAACTTTAGACAAGGAGGCGTGTTCGCATGATCAGCTCAGAAATGAAACTTGAGCTTTCAAAGCTTGAGCAAAACGCCATGATCGACTTGTTTGAAGTGGATCTGCGCGGTCTGAAAGATAAAGACGGCATGAATGGTGAGTTATACCGCTTTTATGCTGGCGCGAACGAAATGCTCAACCCCATTGTGTGGCAAGGTAACACTTATCAACCTTTTGGAGCAAACGCGACGGGATTTTCTTTGTCTGGAAAAGGACCGTCAAACCGCCCACAATTAACGCTCGCGAACTTCAATGGGTTTGTGACGGGAATTGCCAATCGGTTTGATCAATGTCTTGGTGCTATCGTGCGCAGACGACAGGTCTATGTACAACATCTTGATGCAGTAAATTTTAAAGATGGAAATACACAAGCAGATCCAACGCAAGAAGTACCTAGTTTTTTTATCATTGAGCAGTTATCTGTATTAAAGCGTGACGTTGCCGTGTTTGTGCTTGCGTTACCAACGGAAACGGACAATGCATTGATTTCTTCGCGTACTATCGGGATCCATTGTGGATGGTTGTATCGTTCTGCGGAGTGTGGATATACTGGTCCACCCGTCGCTGACGAGAAAGATCAACCCACAAAAAATCCGAAAAAAGATAAATGCAGTTGTTTAATTAGCGGTTGCAAGTTAAGGAACAATACGCGCAATTATGGTGGCTTTGTATCAGTAAATAAAATTGGGTAAACATGGATAAACTAAAACGACAAATAACAGACTACGCAAAACAATGTGAGCCGCACGAAATGTGCGGTTTTGTTGTTTTTAACGGTCAAGAAAAAATTTTCATCGCTTGTGAAAACATCGCTGAAGATAAAGAGAATCACTTTGAAATCTCAGCAGATGATTTCTTAAAAGCAAATCAATACGACGGCATTGTCGCTCTTGTTCATTCACACCCTGACGGCAAGCCGCTTTTATCAACAATGGATCGTCAAACACAGATGTTCTCAAATCTTGATTTCTGGCTTGTTTGTCATGATGAGGTCCACGAGTTCCCCGTTATTCCACCACTTATCGGGCGCGATTTTATTCACGGAAAAACAGATTGCTACACGCTATTCCGCGATTTTTATCGCTTGGCTGGCATTGATTTCCCTGATTTCGAACGTGACGACTTCTGGTGGGAAAATGGACAGAATCTGTATCTGGATAACATGGAAAAGCACGGTTTTGAGCGTGTTTTTGATGAAAAAGGGGTCCAGGTAGGTGATGTTATTTTGATGCAAGTCGGTGCCGACGTGCCAAATCACGCTGCGATCTATATCGGTAATCAGCAAGTATTACATCACGGCCCAAAACGGCTTTCTAAGCGCGATCTATATGACGGGTATTGGCTCAAGCACACGCACAGCATTTGGAGATTTAAAGAATGGTCAACGTTAAATTTTACGGCAGTCTTAGACAGTTTGGAACTTCATTCAAAATAGATGCAGAAAACACGGCGGAAATCATTCGCGCGCTCACTTCTCAAATCCCAAAACTGCGGGAATTTATTCAAAAAGGCTACTTCACAGTACGAATCGCAAAAGAATACATAGATAACCGCTATCTAGAAAAAGGGCTTTTTTACAAGCTAAAAGAAGGCATGACGGTTCATTTTACGCCTGTTTTAAAAGGATCTAAACGGGGAGGCGTGTTTAGTGTGATTCTCGGGGCTGCTTTGATGGTTGCATCAATATTTGTGCCGGGGGCGGGATTATTCGGTATGGGAGCTGCACTTGCTCTTGGTGGTGTTGCGCAGTTACTTACACCGCAGCCGAAAATGCCAGCAATCAATGAAAAAGAAAAGAAACAATCCACTTCGTTTTCGAATTTGTCAAACATGGCCGCGCAAGGTCGGATGGTGCCGTTAGCTTACGGTCGGATTCGTTGTGGCAGTCTTGTTATTTCGCAAGGTGTTCAAACGCTCGATGTAAATATCGTTGAGAAAAATCAAAATACCGGGTTTTCAAAGGGATAAGTTATGGGTGGAAGAAAAGGTGGGGGCGGTCATACACCGTACGAGGCACCGGAAAGCGGACAATCTAAGCAGTTTGTTTCAATTGTTGAAATTGTGTCAGAAGGTCAGATCAAAGGCTTGGTTGACGGTGTTAAATCTGTTTATTTAAACAACACACCTCTACAAGCCAGCGACGACAGTTATAATTTTAAAAATGTTGAAGCGCAAGGGCGCATTGGTACGCAAGATCAAGAAGTGATGGAAGGGTTTAACACTTCTGAAAAAGAGATTGCGGTCAGTACACAAGTAAAAAAGCTTACACCGATTACACGCACGATCACGGATAGAAAAGTCAGCCGTTTACGGTTGACGCTCGGAGTTCAGTCGCTTTTTCATCAAAACGACAAAGGTGATGTTTACGGCTCAAAAGTTGATTTTACAGTAACAATCGGTGAAAGAAGTCATCTTGTATCAATAAGCGGAAAGTACAGCTCTCAATACTTGAAACAAGTTGAATTTGGCGACCTGCCACCGGTTCCATTTCAAGTTAAAGTTGAACGTGTGAATGCGGACAGTAAATCACAGCGTTTGCAGAATAACACGATCTGGGCGAGCTACACTGAAATCATCGAAACGCAATTTGCGTATCCGAACACTGCAATTCTTGGCATTCGTTTTGATTCGGAATATTTCAGTTCAATCCCGAACCGAACCTATGAAATTTACGGTATCGAAATGAAAGTGCCGAGCAATTACGATCCATTTGAGCGCACTTATACGGGATTTTGGGACGGTACATTTAAGATCGCATGGACCAATAACCCGGCTTGGATTTTATACGACTTGATGACAAATAAACGCTATGGTCTTGGCTGGCGTTTAGGTGAATTCAACGTTGATAAGTGGGCGTTATATCAAGCTGCGCAATACTGCGATCAAATGGTGCCAGATGGTTTTGGTGGACAAGAGCCAAGATTTACTTGCAATGCGTGGTTAACAGATCAGCGCAAAGCATACGATGTGATTAATGATATCTGTTCAATCTTCCGCGCGATGCCTGTTTGGAATGGTCGTGAGTTCACTGTCGTGATGGACAGACCGGCAGATCCTGTGTGGACGTACACAAATGCTAATGTAATTAGCGGGGAGTTCTCTTATCAATATTCAGCACAGAAAGCGCGACATAATGAAATTCACATCGAGTATATCGACGCGGATGATAGCTATGAACGAAAGATCGAGGTTGTTTCTGATGATGATTTAATTCGTCGTCACGGCTTAAACGTTAAAAAAGTGACGGCATTTGCTTGCACGTCGCGTGGACAAGCGTTTAGAACGGGGAAATGGATACTTGAAACAGAGCGGTTAGAAACAAAAACAGTAACGTTTGCGGTTGGTGCCGAGGGGCTGATGCACATCCCGGGCGATATTATTCGTGTTGCAGACTGTGATTATGCTGATACTAACATCGGTGGTCGTGTTCTTGATATTAATGGTAATAAAGTCACACTTGATCGTGAAATCGAAATATCTGAAAACAGCTATTTTACTTATATCAATAGTGAAGCGAAACACAAAGATATTCGTATTGTCAGTAAAAACGGCAAAGAGGTTATGCTTGAATCTGAGCCAGTAGGACTAGCTGAGCTTGGTGTGTGGTCTTTGACTACGCAAGAAATCAACGTGCAGTTATTTAGAGCGTTGACGATCAATGAAGAAGAACAGGGTCAATACACAATTGTCGCACTTCAACATGAGCCACAAAAAGAGGCTATCGTGGATAACGGTGCTGTGTTTGAACCGCGTGAAACCACGCTTTCTACTGCCGGACTTGATAAAGTTAGTCACGTTAACGTGCAGGCTAATGGTGACGGTGTTGCACTAAGTTTTGACTATGTCGTCAAGCACAGCGCAATGGTCAAATATCAGATTAAATTATCTAAAGATGGTAATTTTTATAAGATTTATGACGATTTAACAACACCTAATCACAAGTTCATCGGTTTACCTGATGGCGAATATGTTGCGGAGATCCGTGCGAAGAACGAACAAGGTCAGACATCAGATGCGGTTACAAAGTCATTCAATATCAGCTTTGCTGTGAGTGAGTTGACGACAGTATCGAAAGTGTTTGGCATATTGTTGCAGTGGAAAAATCCTGTTTTTGCTAATCCTAACTCAGCGATTGAAATATGGACGAGTACTGACAATCAATTCGAGAACGCGAGAAAGCTTGTGTCTCTTTCTTACCCTACGAGCGAGTATTTGTTCAGCGGTCTAGGCGTCAATGAAAAACACTATTTTTGGGTGCGAATGATTGACACAGCAAATGGCAATGCTGGGGAATTTACAAAATCAGTCGTCGGCACGTCTGAGAAATCAGGCAAAAAGCTTGTTGAGTACATTCAAGGACAAGTAACAAAAAGCACTCTTGCGAAAGATTTAGCACAAGAAATCACGCAGATCCAAGCAACAGCAAGTGAAGCTACCGATTCAGCAAAAATGGCACTCTCACGCATTGATAGTGAAGCAACAACACGCGCTGAACAAATCAAGCAAGAAGGCGAAAGCATTAAAGCTAGCGTTAGAAAAGAGTATGAGAAAAACGCAAGTGCAATCTCTAATCTAGAGAAAACAACGCAAGATCATGCACTACAAATCTCAACCGTTCATTCTAAGTTTAATCAGCTAGAAATCGGTGGTAGAAACTTACTGAAACATAGTGAAAAGCTCAATAAAAACTGGGGAAAAAATAGCGGTGTAACGCTTGATGCGGATCACGGCATTGCGACACTGACTGCCAACGGTCGATTGGTCGCACTAAGTCAAGTGCTCATTGAAGATCAGGTGGAAGTCAAGGACGGTAAAGTCGTGCTTTCGTTTGACGCTTTATCGAACAAAAGTGGCAAGCTTAATCTTAGATTAAGACGATATACCGGCAGTACTCATTCTGACATATCGGCTTATGTAACAGTCGATTCACGCGACTACAAGCGTTACTCAGTAGTCTTTGACTATCAAAAATCGGAAGGTCAAACGCGATTAAGTGTTGAGATTGTAACGTATGAAAAAGATGGTACAGTTTTCAATATTAAGAAACCTAAACTTGAACTCGGCAACATCGCAACGGACTGGACGCCAGCCCCCGAAGATGTTGACGTGGCTATCTCGGAAGTAAGCGCGGATATTATTCAACACAAGCAATCACAAGCGACTGTGAATAAATCTACTGCTGACAAGCTAGACAGTCTAACTGCTAGAGTTGGATTGAGCGAAAGTGAAATACAGCTAATTCAAAAAACGGCTAGCGAAAAAGACAAATCTTTCTCTACAAAACTAGAAACGCTCGATTCTAAAGTGGCGCAAAATACTAGTGGCATTTCTGACTTAAAAGAAACGAAAGCTAGCAAAGATGAAGTGGCGTCACTTGCGAGAAAAGAGTTAAAGTCAGAATGGACTGATGAAGTCAATGCAACTAAGTTAGATTTAACATCCAAAATCACAGCACTTGAGCAAACGGTTAGCAATGAAAACAAGTCGCTTGCAGTCAAGAGTGAAACGCTTGAAGCTAAGTTTAATCAGTTGCAGATTGGTGGCAGAAATCTACTGAAACAGACTAGAACGCTGAACAGTTGGAATAAAAATAGCGGTGTAACGCTTGATACGGATCACGGCATTGCGATACTGACTGCCAACGGTCGATTGGTCGCACTAAGTCAAGTGCTCATTGAAGATCAGGTGGAAGTCAAGGACGGTAAAGTCGTGCTTTCGTTTGACGCTTTATCGAACAAAAGTGGCAAGCTTAATCTTAGATTAAGACGATATACCGGCAGTACTCATTCTGACATATCGGCTTATGTAACAGTCGATTCACGCGACTACAAGCGTTACTCAGTAGTCTTTGACTATCAAAAATCGGAAGGTCAAACGCGATTAAGTGTTGAGATTGTAACGTATGAAAAAGATGGTACAGTTTTCAATATTAAGAAACCTAAACTCGAGCTCGGCAACATCGCAACGGACTGGACGCCAGCCCCCGAAGATGTTGACGTGGCTATCTCGGAAGTAAGCGCGGATATTATTCAACACAAGCAATCACAAGCGACTGTGAATAAATCTACTGCTGACAAGCTAGACAGTCTAACTGCTAGAGTTGGATTGAGCGAAAGTGAAATACAGCTAATTCAAAAAACGGCTAGCGAAAAAGACAAATCTTTCTCTACAAAACTAGAAACGCTCGATTCTAAAGTGGCGCAAAATACTAGTGGCATTTCTGACTTAAAAGAAACGAAAGCTAGCAAAGATGAAGTGGCGTCACTTGCGAGAAAAGAGTTAAAGTCAGAATGGACTGATGAAGTCAATGCAACTAAGTTAGATTTAACATCCAAAATCACAGCACTTGAGCAAACGGTTAGCAATGAAAACAAGTCGCTTGCAGTCAAGAGTGAAACGCTTGAAGCTAAGTTTAATCAGTTGCAGATTGGTGGCAGAAATCTACTGAAACAGACTAGAACGCTGAACAGTTGGAATAAAAATAGCGGTGTAACGCTTGATACGGATCACGGCATTGCGATACTGACTGCCAACGGTCGATTGGTCGCACTAAGTCAAGTGCTCATTGAAGATCAGGTGGAAGTCAAGGACGGTAAAGTCGTGCTTTCGTTTGACGCTTTATCGAACAAAAGTGGCAAGCTTAATCTTAGATTAAGACGATATACCGGCAGTACTCATTCTGACATATCGGCTTATGTAACAGTCGATTCACGCGACTACAAGCGTTACTCAGTAGTCTTTGACTATCAAAAATCGGAAGGTCAAACGCGATTAAGTGTTGAGATTGTAACGTATGAAAAAGATGGTACAGTTTTCAATATTAAGAAACCTAAACTTGAACTCGGCAACATCGCAACGGACTGGACGCCAGCCCCCGAAGATGTTGACAGCACTCTTTCAGAAGTAAATGCGAGTATCTCTTCGCTTAAAAATACGACGGCTGAGAAAGAGAAAGCATTCTCTCAAGAAGTTAGCACAGTCAAAGCGGAAATCGTTGGCGCAAAAGCATTGATAACATCGTCAAGTCAAGCAATCTCTAGTCTTGACGGCAAAGTGCAATCAATGTACACGTTGAAAACTGAAACTGTCGCTGGCGGTCGTAAAGCGATTGCCGGCATCGCACTTGGTGCGGACGGTCAAACTGCTGAATCACAAGTTATCATTTTTGCTAATAAGTTCGCTATCGCAGATCCGAACAGTAACGCATTAAAAACTCCATTTGTCATTTCAACACACAACGGACGTTCACAAGTTGCTTTGGCTGGCGATTTAATCGTTGATGATTCAATCACTGGTAACAAGATTCAAGCGAATAGCACAATCACAGCGCCAAATATTAATGGCGGTGTTGTGAATGGCGGTTCGTTTACTGGCGGAAGTATCGACATCGGAAATGGAAACTTTACTGTTGATAGCACTGGGAATTTAACAGCCAAAAATGGCGTATTCAGTGGCAGATTAGACGGTGCGACTGGTCGATTTAAAGGTGAGCTGGAAGTAACGAAACTGATTGGCGGTGGTGTTATTGAGCAAATCGTTGCAACAATGACTAAGACAGGGACACGTAGTGTTGAATACGTATATTACGTTAACCAACATGATGATGAAAGAGCTCGATATGGTACTGTTTACGTTCCAATTTACGCGGCGACGATCAGAATTGATCCATATCCCGTCGATCGATATGTAAAAATAGGCGACGAACTATCTTTTGTATTAAAAGCAAATCAAGCTTTTACTAAAAAATATGAAAGAGTTGGTACGTTCTTACAGGACAATGAGTATGTCACACCAGTCGATCCGGACAAAAACTTACTCATTATAAGCTACGCCCTATCAGATACTGGCACAATCTCTTTCTCATAATTCAAGCCCTATTTCTAGGGCTTTATTTTTACTAAAAGGAAAACACAATGAAATACATCGAAAAAACAATTGAAGATTCACAAACTGGCGCAAATGCAAGCTATCACGAGCTAGTGTCATTTACCGTTGACTACAACAACAGCTCCGTGACTTCGACTACAGCGAGCTATGTATCTAAAAAAGCGAAAGATGGAAATAAAAAAGCACTTTCTTTTAATTCGTTTTACTTGAACTCAGTTCCAGAACGTGGCGAAAGTGCGCATGACTGGGTGTTAAATCAGTTAGTGCAGCCACAACCAGAAGATTACCAGCATGACGGACAGTCTGTGAATCCGTATATGTTTGCTGGTGGACAAGTAAAAAACGACTATTGACATCCTCCCCTGCCTAAAGGCAGGGGATTCCTACTAGCTCCCACAGCAAGCTGTGGGCTACTCTCGGTGGGTTTCTACTGCTGATCTCTATTGAGATTCACTTCATAGACGCTTCGGGTATGTCCTACCCTGATATTTATTATGCTTGGACTATTGCTTGCCCACGTGTAAGAACATTCATTGCTCCCACTACATCGGCATTTTCCGTATAGCCACATTCTACGCATTCAAAATTTTCCTGTGTTTGGCGATTTTCTTTTGCTGTATGGTTGCAACAAGGGCAAGTACGACTGGTATTTTGTGGAGGAACTGCTAGCAAAAATCCGCCTAACCATTGCGTTTTGTAGTCCAGTTGTCGTCTAAATTCAAACCAAGACTGGTCTAATATCACTCGGTTTAAGCCTGATTTCTGTTTCACATTTTTGCCGTGTACTTCCGCTGTGCCTTTGGCTGATTTGGACATATTCGCCACTTGCAAATCTTCAACATAGATCATCGCGTGGTTTTTGCTGATTTGCGTTGAGATTTTATGCAGGAAATCTTTTCGGCAGTTGGCGATTTTGTGATGTAACTTGCCGATTTTATCTTTCAGTTTTTGCCAGTTTTTACTGAACTTCACTTTATTTTTTAGCTGTTTTTGCAGTTTTGCCAATTTTCCTTTGTGGGTTTTAAACGCATTTAACGGCTCAAAAAATTCGCCATTGGAAAGGGTTGCAAAACGAGCAATGCCCATATCAATGCCGATTTCTCCGCCTTTATGCGTGGGAATTTCCTGTTCAAATTCCGTTTGAATGCTCACAAAAAAGCGTCCGCATTTCATTGAAACGGTGACATTTTTTACTTCCCCAACAATTTCACGACTGTTGCGATAACGCACCCAACCGATTTTCGGCAGATACAAGCGGTCGTTTTTCTGCTCGATTTTGCAACCTTGCGGAAAACGGAAACTCTCTTTTACGCCTTTTTTCTTGAATTTGGGCAAATCCGCACGCTTTTGAAAGAAGTTTTTAAACGCACTTTCAAGGTCTTTTAACGACTGTTGAAGCACTTGTGAATGGCAATCTTTAAGCCATACCAATTCTTTTTTCCATTGCGGAAGCAAGTTGGCGAGCTTGGTATAACTGAATTTGTGATGGTTATCTTGTTCGTACTGCTCATTTTGCCACGCCAATGCCTTGTTAAACACAAAGCGAGAACAGCCGCAAAACTGCTTCATTTTGCGAACTTGTTCCCCATTTGGTCTGATTTCAAATTTAAAGGCTTTACGTAGTAACATTGCACGAATTAGAATACAAAAATTGTGCTTATTCTACACTTGGCCTATGAAAAAAGAAACAGAGATTAGACGTGGTCGCCACGTTGTTTTTAACTTACACGTTCATTTAGTTTTCGTGACTAAATATCGCAGGGAAGTTTTTACTCAAGCAATTTTGAACGACTTACGCTCAATTTTTGCAACGATTTGTGCTGATTTTGAAGCCACATTAGTGGAATTTGATGGTGAAGATGATCACGTTCATCTACTTGTGGAATATCCGCCTAAAGTCGCTATTTCTCATCTTGTAAACAGTTTAAAAGGCGTTTCGAGCCGAATGATTAGAAAGAAAAACTATCCGAGCATTCGCAAAAAATTATGGGGAAATCAACTTTGGTCACCGTCTTACTTTGCTGGTAGTTGTGGTGGTGCACCAATATCGATTATTCGCCAATATATCGAGCAACAACAAACACCTGATTAG